TCGAAACCCGGCCTCGTCTCGGCTCGGGAGCGGTTCGCACCCCCAGCCGTCCCGCCAGTATCGAGTCGACACGGTGCAGCCTGACGGTCGCCGAGTGCGCGGCTATCGTCTACGGGGGGAAATGATGCCACGCGCCATCGCTCACTTCCCCGAGTTCGTCGGGCATCTGACAGGGCGCACGCGGTCACAAGTCGTTCTCGCCATTCTGGCGATGCTGATGCTGCCGCTCTCCCTGATGGGTGTGGTCGAGATCAAGAACGCCGCCATCGCGGCTCGTATGGACGGAAGTCAGCACCTCGTCGAAGCCAGCATCAATACCGTCTTGGGCTACTACAACGCCGCGATGGCCGGTAAGATCACCCAAGCCGACGCGCAACGAGCCGCCGTCGCCGTGCTCGACAGCATGTCCTACGACAAAAGCAATTATGTCTATGGCTACGACTACCGGTCACAGCCGGGCAAAATCCTGCTGAAGTTCAATCGGGTTCGCCCCGATCTGGTCGGTGTTGACCGACGCGATGCCACATCGTCAGATGGCGTCAAATACGTCCTGGCCGGCTACAACGTCGCTCGAAATGGCGGCGGGTTCTACTCGTACCAGTGGGATGCTGGAGGCACATCGCCGAAAGCTCGCCCGAAAGTCAGCTACGCCGCAGCGTTCGAACCATGGGGCTGGTACATCGGCACCGGTTCGTACATCGACGATATCCTGATCCAATTTTGGAACAACATCTCATTCGTTTTGTCATTATTCGCCGCGCTCTGTGCTCTCGGCTCTGCCCTGATTGATTGGCTTTATTCGAGGGTGTGATGTGCTCAGCGAAGCCGATATCTCTCCGACGATTCAAGCCGTCGTCACGGCCGTCTGTGGCATCGGCGCCATCGGGTATTTTTTGTGGCAGGTCTTCAGCCGCATAAAGGTCGATGATCGGCGTTCGGAACTTGACGCCGAACAGAAGGAAGACCGCTCGTCACTGCGTCGGCGCAATGACCAGCTAGAGCACAAGGTTTCGGAACTCCAAGACAGGCTGATCGAAGCCACCGCCGCATCATCCGGTGCCGGTTCCTGCGTTGCCCAGATGCAGCGCACGATTATCCACCTTGAACGCCGCATCAAAGAGCTGTCGTCCGACATCAAGACGGTTGAGGCAGCATTCGATGAGTCCGAGGCGCTAACCGAGCAATACCGGCTGCTGTTGGCGCAAGCCAAGTTCTACCTGGAAAATTGCAAGGGCTGCCAGAACCCAGAGGCGCTAAAGTACCTTCGTGCTGAGCTGCCGAAGTACCTCGTCAAGACCGAGCACAACGAGCCGCTGCTGCTGGTGGAGCAATTCAATGATCGATAACCCGTTTCTCGGAATCGCGTTTCGCTCGCTCGCCGTCATGACGACGCTCTGGCTGGCGCCGTTCGCCGCCTGTGGCGTGCCGATGATGTGGCGGGCGTGACCTTTTAAAGAACTAGGGCCAACGCGCCCTTCTGAACTATCGCCTCTGCCAAGTGGCGAATAGACGCGGCCAGTCAAGATCAACCGAAATTCTTCGGGGTCTGGATGGCCGCATTAACCTGCGGCACCCGTCCGCGTCCGGGGCTTGGCAGCTTCCGGACCCCGAAGGAGACACCACATCATGACCACGACCAACGCCGCATCTGCGGAGAATACCATGCTGCGTTCGATTTCCTTTGTTACCAGCCGCCACATGGTTCGGCCGGTAAACGCCGCCCACAAAGCGGCCGTGAAGGCGAAGATCGAGCGCATCGGCTTTCTTGCGCAGCATCCGCTTTGCGTGACGGCCGAAGGCAAGCTCTGGGCCGGCAATCATCGCTATGAGGTAGCGCTTGAACTGGGGCTTTCCGAAGTCCCAATGTTCATCGCCCCCGAGCCGGAGAGCCTGGACCGAGCCGCCATCGAGGATAACGACGCGAGCGCCGACGCTCTGCCGAACACCTTCGTGGACATCGCCGAGCTGGTATGGCGCAAACTGGACGCCGGCCAGACACAGCAGGCAGTGGCGGATGAGTTGGGGAAGAGTCGGGACGCCATCGCCAAGTTCGCGGCCATGAAAGCGATTTCGGTAAGCGCGTGGGATGTTGTGACGACGGCTGTAAGGTCCGTCACAACCTCGGGGGAAGATGGCGTCACAGCCAATGTGACGGACGGCACATTCTCTGAGAACCTTCTCCGATCGATCCTCGCCCTCACCCCAGCCCAGCAACTCGACCTCGTCACCCGCCTCGCCGCCGGCCATATCAAGAAGTCCCAGTTCAAGACGCAGGCCGAGAACCTGAAGTCGCGAAACGAGGCGACGGACTGGGTACGCAAGGAACTGTCGGCGGTTGATGCTGATATCCTTGATGGTGCCCTCGCCGAAGTCGCCAAGGGCATCTATGACGACGAATGGAAGGCCGCAAGCGGATCGGGGGCGCGGCTCGGGAAACTAGTTGAAGCGAAGCGCGATGCACACAAAAAGCTGCACGCGATCACTTTGATACGAGGCGATTTCGCTCAGGAAATCGAGAAGTTGCCGTCTGGATCAATCGACGCCATCATCACCGATCCGCCGTACAACATTAGCCAGGATCGAACCTATACGCGGACTGACGGCGCCAACATCGAGAAAAATTTCGGCGCATGGGACAATGTCGACCATGCTGAGTTCAAGGGCATGATTAGCGCGTGGGCCGCGTCGTTCGCGCGAGTGCTCAAGCCCGGCGGAACGGGATTCATGTTCGTCGGAGAGCGGTATTTCAACGTCGCACAGGACATCTTTGAGGCGGCCGGGTTCGAGATCAAGGGCACGTTCTTCTGGTGCCGAACCAATCCCGGCGCAAGCATGACCCAAGCCGACTTCATGCCGGCAATGGATTATGCAATCCAGTTCGTGAAGCCGGGAGCCAAGCGAACATTCAACTATCCCGGAGATGCGGACGGAGACGGATTCAACTGGCGCCGCTTCCCGATCTGCGGCGGTGGAGAGCGGATTAAGCGTCAGGGGGCGCGGGCCGATGAAAGCGCCAGCCTGCACCCGACGCAGAAGCCGGAAGCTGTGATCCGCCACCTGATGGAGTGCGTCACCGTTCCGGGCGACACGGTTCTTGACGGATTCATGGGGGTCGGGACTACGGCCGCTGTAGCGAAGAAGTCGGGCCGTAGGTTCATCGGGTTCGAGATCGACCAGACGTTCTTTGACGCGGCAAAGCAGCGGCTGGCGTAATCGGCACCAGGAGCATCGGCCATGGGCCGGGCAAACCCGCTTCGATGGGATTGCGACAGCAAGGGCTGTTTCAATCTCAAGAAGCGCCCAAAGATTGAACTCTTTGCGGAGTGTCTTCCCGGAAACATGGCTTTTGGCGACATCGACGGAATTGCCGAACTGAATGGAAACTTCCTCCTTCTTGAGTGGAAGCAGAGCATAAGCGGAGATATTGGCCGGGGTCAGGCCATCATGTACGAGCGGATGGCATCAAATCCCGCATGGCATGTCTTCGTGATTGTTGGCGATCCCGAAACCATGAAAATCGAGAGGTATGCCGTTTTTCATTCTGGCAAGATGAGTAGATGGAAACCGGCCAATATAGATGATGTTAAAGAACGAATCAGAGGCTGGGTTCGGTGGGCGGGAGAAAATAACCGAGCATCGCTATATCAGCTACGCCGACCAGCAACGCTATCTCGATGACGGTTGGGAACTGATGCCCCAAACCGGACCTCATGCAGCTTACGGCGTGATCGCGACCAGGGAAATACCGATGACCGAGACCCGCAAGCGCCGCGTCGTGCGGCACGTCCAGGCGCATCGCCGGCAGTACACGATTACTGTCAGCGCGGCGATGGTCGGGACGGTGCTGTACCTCGTCGGAGACCTGGTGATCGGGGCGCTGGGGAATGGGCTGTGGTCGGTTGTGGCGCCGGTTTTTGGGATAAAATAGGAAAAATCGGAACTATGAACACTGAATTGCGCGTAGAACAGTGGCCGACCGATAAACTGGTAGACTACGCCCGCAATCCGCGCAAGAACGATGCTGTCGTTGACAAGATGTGCGCCGCTATTCGTGAGTTCGGCTTTCGTATCCCGGTGGTGGCAAAGTCGGACGGCACCGTGGTCGACGGCCACTTGCGACTGAAGGCAGCAAGAAAACTCGGGCTTGAGACTGTTCCGGTTGCACTCGCTGATGACTTAACCGACGCGCAGATCAAAGCGTTCCGCCTGCTGGCGAACAAGTCGGCAAACTGGGCTGAGTGGGACGACGAACTGCTGGCGCTGGAGTTGGGCGAGCTACAAGCCGAGGGGTTCGATCTCGAACTGACCGGTTTCGACGGCGACGAGATTGCTGAGTTGCTGGCGGAAGAGACTGAGGGGCTGACTGACCCCGATGACACGCCGGAGACGCCGGCCGACCCGGTTAGCGTGCTCGGCGATGTCTGGGTGCTCGGGAGGCATCGGATCGTGTGCGGCGATAGCACAAGCGCCGACGTTATCGAAAAGCTGATGTTGGGCAAACAAGCCGATCTGTGTTTCACGTCCCCGCCCTACGCGCAACAGCGCGACTACAAATCCGGCGGGATCAACGATTGGGATGCTCTGATGCAGGGCGTGTTCTCAATCCTACCGGTCAAGCACGAAGCTCAAGTCTTGGTAAATCTCGGGCTCGTCCACCGCGATGGCGAGTGGATGCCCTATTGGGACGGCTGGGTCGAGTGGATGAGGACCGCCGGATATCGCCGCTTCGGCTGGTACGTCTGGGATCAGGGTCCGGGACTGCCCGGCGATTGGAATGGCCGACTAGCGCCATCGCACGAGTTCATCTTCCACTTCAACCGCGTGGCTGAGAAAGCGCGGAAGACGAAAGAGTCGAAGCACGCTGGTTCCGCCAACCACGGGACTGGGATGCGAGGGAAAGACGGGAAAGTCGGTGGATATACAGCCATCGGGAAGAACGTCCAAGACAGGAAGATACCAGATAGCGTCGTCCGAGTGATGCGCCACAAAGCGCGTGGGATTGAGACTGCGCATCCGGCAGTGTTTCCAGTCGATCTCGTTTCGGAGATGATGACAGCATTCAGCGATCCAGACGACTTGATATACGAGCCGTTTATGGGCAGCGGCACGCAGCTTATCAGCGCCCAGAAAAACGGCCGCAGTTGCTACGGCTGCGAACTGGCCCCGGAATACGTTGACGTTGCCGTTCGTCGGTTCCAACAGTTCAGCGGGCAACTGGCTAAACTTGAGTCCGATGGCCGCACGTTCGACGAGATCAAGAATGCCGGCCGGTGACATCACCGAGTGCCGCTACATCAGCTACGCCGACCAGCAACGCTACCTCGACGACGGCTGGACGATTACCCCACAGCGCGGCCCGCACGCGGCTTATGGCGTGATCGCCAGCAGACCCATTCCGGACAGCAACCATGCCCCGCAAACCCTTCCGCCCCACCCCTGAACACCGGAAGCTGGTCGAGCAGCTATCCGCCTATGGCATCCCCCAGGCGGACATCTGCGCCATGATCATCAACCCGGAATCGGGCCGGAAAATCGACGAGCAGACGCTGGCGAATAACTTCCGACATGAACTGGACACCGGCACGACCAAGGCCAACGCCCGCGTTGCAGGCTCGCTCTACAAGAACGCCACCGAGGGCAATAACGTCACGGCGCAAATCTTCTGGCTCAAGACGCGCGCCCGCTGGAAAGAGCCGCCGCAGGAATTGCGCCATGGGGGCAGCGATGAGGCGGGGCCGATTCATGTTGATGTTGGTTCGCCCGAGCAACGCCAAGCGGCACTAACTCTCGCCATCGAAATGGCCGCGTCGAAAGCCGAGTAGTGGGCGCCACCGCGATAATCGAGACGATGGCGGCGGAGTTGGCCGCGAACCGTGACGCTCTCGCGATCATGGCCGCGCAAGAGCAGTTGGTTCCATTTGCCGGATTCGCCCACTGCGGAAGGTTTCGCGCGCCGCGTCACTTGCAAAAGCTGGCGCGGGCGCTGGAAGCGGTAGAACGCGGAGACATCAAGCGGCTCATTGTTGCCATGCCGCCGAGACACGGTAAGTCGCATCTGGTATCCGAGACGTTTCCGGCATGGTATCTTGGGCGCAACCCTGACAAGTACGTGATCTCCGCGACATACGCGCAAGAGTTTGCCGACGACATCGGGCGAAAAGTCCGCAATACCATGGCGGACCCCAGCTACGGCGCGTTGTTCCCGAAATCCATGCTTGCGAAAGACAGCACAAGCGTTCGCAGGTTCAGCACGGTATCCGGTGGATCATACTTCTCGGTTGGCGCGGGCGGCCCAATTACTGGGCGCGGCGCACACTTGCTTCTGATAGATGATCCCCTGAAAAGTCGCGAAGACGCCGACAGTGAAATCATCCGCAAGCATTTGCGGGACTGGTACGCATCGGTTGCCTACACTCGGCTTATGCCCGGAGGCGCGGTTGTTATTATAGCCACCCGCTGGCATGAGGACGACCTAACCGGCTGGCTTCTTAGGGACCATCAACACGAGGACTGGACCGTTATCGATATGCCGGCGATCAGTGACGTTGGCGAGGCTCTGTGGCCTGAGCAATACCCGCTTGAGCGGCTCCGGGAGATCGAGCGCACCATCGGCGTCCGAGAGTGGTCAGCCCTGTACCAGCAACGCCCGGCCCCGGTCGAAGGCGTGCTGTTCAAGCCGGAGCGGATCACGCCGGTTGACGCGTTGCCGGCCGGGTTGAAGTTCGCTCGCGGCTGGGATTTGGCCGCGACGGCGCAACTCGGGACCAATGACCCGGACTGGACTGTTGGGGCGCTTGTCGGCCGGGACACGGCGGGCGTGATCTACATCGCCGATATTGTCCGGCTGCGCGGTTCGCCGCTGGATGTTGAGCGCGCCATCGCCAACACGGCGGCACGAGACCGGGCCGAGCATGGCGCGGGTGTTTCGATCAGCCTACCGCAAGACCCAGGGCAGGCCGGCAAAGCACAGGCCCAAGCGTTCGTACGGATGCTGGCCGGTTACGTGGTCGAGACGACGCCGGAGACCGGAGACAAGGCCACACGCGCCGCGCCGCTCGCCGCTCAGGTTGAGGCGGGTAATGTGCGGATGCTCAAGGCGCCGTGGAACCGGGATTTGCTCGGTGAGATGTCGGTGTTTCCAGCCGGCAAGCATGATGACCAAGTGGACGCGCTGAGTAGGGCGTTCGCGAAGGTTTGCGTGAGCAATACATCCGTCATCGACTTCTACGCCGGCCTATCCGCCGCCAAGAAAGCATAGCCCTAATGTCCGAACCCGTTAGAATCCTCATTGACCCTGGAATCGTCCAGCGCGTCGCGCAGGGGTTCCGCTACGCCTTGACCGGCGTTGCCCCTAACGGGTGGTTCGGGCCGTCACAGCCGATGCAGCCGGCGGCGCAAGAGCAGGCTGTCGGGCGGCAGTTCGACTATCAAACCGGCTACAACATCCAAATGGCACCGCGCGCCAACGAGCCGGTGACATTTGCGACGTTGCGCGGTCTGGCCGACGGCTACGACCTGCTGCGGCTGGTGATTGAAACCCGCAAGGACCAGCTTGAGCGCATGGCATGGGACATCCAGTTTCGCGATGGCGCGACCGGATCAGAAGCCAAGCTGAAGGAAGTCACCGACAGGTTGCTGCGCCCCGATGGTCGCCTGTCCTGGCGCCAATGGTCGCGCATGTTGCTGGAAGACATGCTGGTGCTCGACGCCCCCGCCGTTTACCTGCGGCGAACCAACGGAGGCGCTCTGTTCGCCCTGGAGCCAATCGACGGCGCCACCATCGCGCCGAAGATCGATGATAGTGGCCGCGCGCCGATGGACGGAGTTGCCTATCAGCAGATCATCAAGGGCATCCCGGCATGCGACTATACGGCCGACGAGCTGGTCTACTACCCGCGCAACCTGCGGACAAATCGGGTCTATGGCTTCGGCCCAGTCGAGCAAATCATCACGACGGTCAACCTCGCTCTGCGCCGTCAGGTCAGCCAGCTTCAGTATTACACGGAAGGCAACCTGCCCGAGACGCTGATCAGCGTTCCGAAGGAATGGTCCGTCGATCAGATCAAGCAGTTCGACGAGCATTTCAACTCGATGCTCCAGGGCAACACCGCCGCCCGGCGGCGCGGGTTCTTTGTCCCCGAAGGCACCAAGCCATGGGACATCAAGGAAAGCCCGCTCAAGGACCAATTCGACGATTGGCTCGCCCGGATCGTGTGCTTTGCGTTCTCCGTCAGCCCGCAGGCCCTCGTGCAAATGCAGAACCGGGCAACCGCCCAGGTCGGCGCCGAGGAAGCCTCGAAAGAGGGTCTTGAGCCGCTGAAGCTCTGGATGTCGGATTTCATCAACGAGTGCATCCAGCGCGGCTTCGGCTATGACGATATCGAGTTCGTCTGGTCGGAAGAGGAAGCTGTTTCCCCGGATATCCGGGCGACGGTCAACGACAAATATTTGCGTTCTGGCGTCAAGACGCTGAATGAGGTCCGCGGCGACCTTGGCCTTGATCCTGTTGAGGGCGGTGATGTTCACCTGATCTACACTGCGGCCGGCGCCGTGAAGCTCGACGAGGTGCTGAACCCTCCGGAGCCGCCGCCGGCGCAGAGCCAAGACCCAGCCGGCCCCCCGGCTCAGGAGGTAGGCAAATCCGCCGACGCCCCTTTCGTCAAATTCGCTGACGACAAAGTCATTGACGCGGTCGATACTGCTGGGGCCGTGACGCCGACGCCAGAATCGGCCGTTGACGAGAAGAAGGACGATCATCGCAAGGAACTCGCGGCGGTTATCCTGGCGCTGCTGACGAACTGGCGCCGCTCGGTATTGATCGGGATATTCTGGACCGGCGAGGACGCCGGCGATCCGCAGCTTGCGGAATGGGCCATGGCCTACGCCGACCACACGCTCGGGCTGGTGAACAACACGACGCGGCGGGCCATCATTGACGCGATGGCGGTTGTGCAGGGTGGCGGCGGGGTAGCGGCTACCGTAAGCGGAACAACCGGGCCGGCGGCCAATGACAGCGCCGCCGCGACCATTGATGCCATCAAGCGGGCGTTCAAGCAGGCCATCGACAGCCGGTCGGTCATCGCGGGAGATACGGTAGCGGTTGCCACCGCAGGCTTTGCAGCCCGGTCAGCATACAAGACGGCCGGTGTCAAAGCGGCCGAGTGGATTACCTGCCTGGATAGCCGGGTCCGCGACACGCATTGGGCCATGCACGGGCAGGTTCGTGAACTGGGGCGGCCGTTCGATAGCCCGAGTGGCGCGCAGGCGTTCTACCCAGGCGGGTTTGGTATCGCGGCGGAAGATGTGAACTGCCGCTGCGTTCTCGGCCCGGCGGAACTGAGCAAGGCCGACGATCCGCGAGATGCGCTCTGGCATGAGCGCGAGGCGATGCGGGCCAAAGGGGCAAAGAAGATCGCCATCGTCATGCGCCGGATATTCCGGGCGCAGCGGGCGGCGGTCCTCACGACAATCGGGAATAAGCCATGAACCTCTACGGCGAAATCAGCAAGGTCGATCCCCAGGACGACGGCACGATCAAGGTCTACGGCTTCGCCTCAACCGCCGCCGAAGATAGCCAGGGCGAGACGGTGCTGCCCGACGCGATCAAGGCCGCACTGCCCGACTACATGAAGTTCGGCGCCGTCCGCGAGATGCACCAGCCGCTCGCCGCTGGCACCGCCATCGAAGCAAGCGTGCAAGACGACGGCCGGACTTGGTTCGGAGCCCACGTGGTCGATCCGATCGCCGTGAAGAAGGTCCAGACCGGCGTCTACAAGGGGTTCAGCATCGGCGGCAAGGTCACCGAGCGCGACACTTTGAACCGAACCATCATCAAGGGAATCAGGCTAACCGAGATCAGTCTGGTTGACCGCCCGGCCAATCCCGAGGCCGTTTTCACCATGTACAAGGCCGAAGGAGCCGATATGAACCAGGAAGCTACGGCCTCCGAAGAGGCGACGATTGCCACCGAGACCGAGGGCCCGGCCGTGCTGACCGAGCGCGACGCGGCCAAGTCCGCCGCCCTGGATGGGCTCAAGAAGTACCTCGGAGAGGAAGTCTGGGACGCCCAGCGCGCCCTCGACGCCCTGGCCGCGCTGACCGATCTGCTCCGGAATGAGCTGTGGGAAGCCGAAGACGGCGACGGCGAACCGCCTGAGCAAGTCGCCGCCCTCCGCGAGGCCATCGCCCGGCTGAAGGCGTTCATCGTCTCCGAAATCCAGGAGAACAACGATGAGGGCGCCGCGCCGGCCGACGACGCCGTTGCCCAGGCTGAGCCCATCGCCGACCTGGAGAAGGCCGGAAAGGAGATCAGCGCCAAGAACAGCGAACACCTTGGCGCCATCCACAAGGCCGCCAGCGACATCGCCACGCGCTGCGCCAAGATGATGGGCGCGGCCGACGCCGCCGCCGTGGACGATGCCGACAAGGCCGAAGCCCCCGATGATCTGGCAAAGGCCGATCTGGCGAAGGTCCAGGCCGAAGCCACCGACCTGCGCAAGTCCCTTGATACCGTGACCGCCGAGCGCGACACCCTGGCGAAAGCCAAGGCCGAGTGGGAAGCGCAACCGGCCCCGGCCAAGGGCGCCGTGCGAGTTATCGAGAAGTCCGCCGACACGGGCGCGTCCGAGCCGTCAGCGATCGACAACCTCCAGAAGTCGCTCGAAAAGATGTCTCCTGAACAGCAGGCGCAAGCCGTGCTCAAGTTCACGCTCAAGCACGGCGGCAAAATACTACCGGTGTAACGGCAGGAACATTTCGGAATAACAGCCGCCTTCATGGCGGCTTTTTCATGCCCGCGTGTTAGCCCGCGTGGGGTCATCTAATCCAATGCTCTTGGGCAAGGCATTCAAGGAGCCTCAAAATGGCTAACACCGTCAACGAAGCCCTCGCGCTTCTCAAAAACAGCATCCAGAACCCCGACGCCGATCTCCAGAAGGCTTACACCCAGTCTGGGACCGCGACCTCGGGCATTACCGCCTATGACCTTGAAGCCGGCGCCAAGCTGCTCTTCCCGGTCCTCACCCCTCTGCGCAACAGTATTCCCCGCGTCTCCGGTCGTGGTGGCATTCAGGCTAACTGGCGCTCGATCACCGGCATCAACACCTCGAACGGCAACATCGGCGTGTCCGAAGGCAACCGGGGTGTTGTGGCCGCGACCAGCACCGCTGACTATACCGCCGCCTACAAGACCATCGGTCTGGAAGACAGCGTGACCTTCGAAGCCGACTATGCGGCGGAAGGCTTCGACGACGTGAAGGCGCTGGCGACCTCCAACCTGCTGCGCGCCCTGATGATCGGCGAGGAAAAGTACATCCTCGGCGGCAACAACAGCGTGGCGCTCGGAACCTGCGGCACCCCGACCGTGACCGATGTTGCGACCGGTGGCGCCATTGCCCAGACCACCGTGGTCTCGGTGATCGTGGTCGCGCTGACCATGGAAGGCTATCTGAACGCCTCGGTTGCTGGCGGCTTGCCGCTTTCGGCAACCCGCACGCTGGCTGATGGCTCAACCGAAGCCGTCAATCAGGGCACCTCGATCAAGTCGGCGGCTGGGTCCGCCACCACTGCGACCGATGGCCTCTCGACCCACTCGGTTCGCGCTTCGTGGACCTGGAAGTCCGGCGCCGTGGCGTACGGCGTCTACTGGGGCACGGCCGGCAACGAGACCCTCGGCGCCATCGTCTTCCAGAACTCCTACCTGATCACCGTTGCCACCGGCACCGGCACTCAGTTGGCCTCGGCCGGCTTCACTGCCGATAAGAGCCGCAACAGCATGGCCTTCGACGGCCTGTTGACCCAGGCTCTGACCTCCAACTCCGGCGCCTACGTCAAGACCCTAGCGACCGGCACCCCCGGCGTTGGTTCGACCCTGACCGGCGACGGCGTGGGCGGCATCGTCGAGATCGACACCGCGCTCCAGTCGTTCTGGGACAACTACCGCCTGTCGCCCGATACTATCTGGGTGTCGTCGCAGCAGCAGAAGGACATCTCGGCGAAGGTGCTGGCCGGGAACGCCAACACCGCGCAGCGGTTCTCCTTCAACGTCGATCAGGGCATGATCGCTGGCGGCGTGATGGTTCGCTCGTACCTGAACAAGTTCAGCATGAGCGGCGCCCAGGAAATCCCGATCAAGATTCACCCGAACCTTCCGGCCGGGACTATCCTGTTCACGTCGAACAGCATCCCCTACCCGCTGTCGAACGTCGGCAACGTGATGCAGATTCGCACTCGTCGCGAATACTACAGCATCGAGTGGCCGCGCCGGACCCGCAAGTACGAGTACGGCGTCTATGCCGACGAAGTGCTCCAGCACTACTTCCCCCCGTCGATGGGCGTCATTCAGAACATCGCCGCCGGCTGATAATTGGGCGGGGAGGCTTCGGCCTCCCCCTCATTCTCTCGAAGGAGTGTCGCCATGAAATTCCGCCTTCCCGACGAATGCTCTCCCAACGGGACTTTCGGCATTGATGCCCAGGAGTTCCCGGTTGCGGATGGCGTCGTTGATCTGCCCGACATCATCGTCACCGACTACGCCGAGCAGATTGCCGCGCATGGCCTGACCGTCGTTGTCCCCGGAGAGCCCGTGACCGCTCGCAAGCGCAGGGGCGAGTAATCATGAACCTGACCAGCGTTGCCGCCGTTCGTGGCTATTCCGGCCTCGCGGCCTCGGATATCAGCGACTACGAACTCGGCAACCTCGTCACCCTCGCGTCCGCCGTGATCCGGGGCTATTGCAGCCGCGATATCACCGCCGAGGGACCGTATACCGAGACGTTCGATGGCAACGGCGGCGCAAAGTTCGTTCCGCAGCAATGGCCGGTGACGGCGGTGTCGTCGGTGACGGTCAACGACCAGGCCATCCCGGCCGCGACGAGCGCGACCGCTCCGGGCTTTGTGTTCTCGGCCGGAGCTGTGGGGCTGCGAGGGTACCGATTCTCCTGCGGCATGGCGAACTGCACCGTGGCCTATACCGCTGGGCAGGGGATCGTTCCCGCCGATGTCGAGCAAGCCTGCATCCTAACCGTTCTTGCCGCATACAATGCGGCGACACGCGACCCGGCAGTGCGCAGTGAGGTCGTCAATCACGGCGTCTATCAGGCCACCTACGCGCCGCTGGAAATCCCAGCCGACGCCAAGCTCATTCTCGACCAAACCCCGTATGTGCGGCGGTGGGCGTGAGCGCCCGTTCCCGGCGGGTAACGCAGGTCATCCGCAAATGCCCCGGTAGCGAGGACATCATCTTCCGCCGCGTCACCACAACGGCGGCAAAGAGCGGAGCGGCCTATCCCATTGGGACCAGCACGATCAACGTCACCAACTGCTCGGCCGGCTGGGGTGGTGTGGTTCCGGGCGACACCTTCGGCACCTACCCCTATGCCGTCAGCAATACCGTCGCTCCCGTCGCGGGGGTCATGACCGGCGTCACATTCACCCCGGCCATCACCATGGCCCTGACCAACGGCTCGGCGCTCAGTTTCAACCACGCCATCGACACAACGGTGCGCGCAGAAGTCACGAGCTTTGACCAAGCGATGATCGCTATGGGCGTCGTGAGCATCTCCGACCTCAAGGTCACGATGTCGGCCATCGACAACACCGGCTCGGCGCTCCCTACCCCGATCCCGACTGACAAGCTGGTGATTGGCGGGAAGGTGTTGAGCGTGGGCGCTGTCAGGCAAATCCGCATCGACGGCCAGATCGTCATGTTCGAAATCCAAGCGAAGGGCTGATCTCCATGGCACTCCAATTCGAGACGACGACCCGCAACGCCTGGCTGGACACCATCACCAGCAAAGTTGCCAGCAGCCGGCGGGCCAAGCTGTTGCGGCCCTTGGTCATGCATTTGGCGGTATCGAGAAGCTGACGGACGGCAACCAGTTCACCGGTGCCCCGGCGAGCGTCGGTCGTGAGGAGCAATCCCTCAATCCGCCGGTTGGACTCATCGATCCGATGGTTCGCCTCGGTCAAGAGCGCAGCCTGCGCCTTGCACACGTTGGCGAGTTCGAGGACGGCGGTTCCGATCTGGCCGACTTCGGACTCGATGCCCGTGACCTTGTGCGCCAGCATCCGGGCGATGCCATCGGTGCGGCGGATCAACTCTTCGTTCCCCGTCGCCTTGGCGAAGAAGTGGGCGAACAGCACGTCGGCGCACTCGGTCTGGTAGGCGATGACCTTGGCGCGGGTTTCGAGGTTGGGAACCTTGTTCGGCTGGATCGTGGCGAGCCAGAAGCTTAGGCGGGATAGCGGTAGCGCCGTCATCTCTTGCAGGCCACCATTAGAAGGTATTGCGATATTCGCAATCCCTTGGCTGAGAACCGGGTGGGCCTGGATTTTGACGAACTGCGCCGCCCAGGAAAGCCCCATGCCCTCGACGACGGGCTTCATGGCAACCAGGGTGTCGGCGGGGGTTTCACCGCGGAGCGCGATCAGCTTGGCGCCGTGGAAATCGACGGTGGTCAGTTGTGAACCGGTCATGGTCATTTCCCCTCACGCCAGACGGACGAAGCAACGGCCGGTCGTATCAACCAGCCACGGACCTTGAGCGACCCACGACGGGGTGGCGACCGGGTTGCTGATCTCGACCTGCGTCGAGCTGGCTCGGAACGTCGGGGGCAGGATGCGGCGCAGGAACGCGAAAACGGTTCGAGCGGAACGGGGCGATGTGGTAGGATTGCGGTTAGCCATTTTGGGCCTCGTGCGGCTTGGGGTGGTTAGGATGTTCCGGGAGATTGAGCCCTCCCGGTTCATCCGACTGAACGTCTCGTGTTCAGTTGAACTAAACATATTCATCAGACGCTCTTGCGTCAAGGCTTTTTTGAAGCTATTGTCATCACATGATGACGCCAGTTCAAAGCAGGATGGCCCGTGCGGCCTTGGGGTGGGGAACCCGCGATCTCGCCAGAGAGGCGGGAATCGGTGTTTCGACGGTTACTCGCTTCGAGACGGGGCAGAAAGAGCCCACCAAGGCCAACCTCGCCGCCATCCAGCGCGCCCTTGAGACAGCGGGCATCGAGTTCACGGACGACGGCGGGGTTCGGCCGAAGCCGCCATGCGCCGGATAGCTTCCGACTGGCACCGAGTTGGTATCGCCCGAGAGGCCGTCGAGCCGCTGGTGGCGGATTACGTCGCCCGCAACCGCGCCGACCCCTACGCCGGTGCCGAGCATGACCGGCGGTTCGAGCGCGAGCTACACGCCATCGCCGACCAGCACGGCATGAGCGACGCACACCGGGCCGAGCTGTTCGGCATCGCGCAGGAAATGGTTGATGACGCGACCGTTGCGGCGCGGGCAGAAGTATTGGAAGCGATCCGGCGGCATCGCCCGCAGGTAATCATGGTGAAGCAGCCGAGCGGCTGTTCGCCGGTTCTTTGGATAGCCGCTATTCTGGCGGCGCTACTCATCATCAGGTGACACATGCAAGATCACAGACAAGCCGCTGCCCGCATGGTTGCGGCGGCGGAACTTCGCGTGGGCGCCCATGCCGCGCTGTATCAGGCCGCGTTTCTGCTGTGCGATGAGGTCGGCATGGAGCGGGAAAAGCGCATGGCGCAGACCGCCACGGATTCCCTGCTCCAGGCCCGTTCGGCGATGTCGGTGGCGATGTTCCCGAGCGAGGAAGCGGCTGCCGAGACGGCTGAGACTGCTGTCGGCTGATAAAGAAAAAACCCCGGTGGTTGGCCGGGGCTTTGAGGCGAGTGGGTCATGCAGTCCTGAGCGTCTTCTCCCACTCCAGATGCTTTGCGAGCTTCCGCAGGCTCCCAGCCAGCGGTTCGATAGCGTCGTCTCGGGCGCCGATCATGTTCTCAACGTGGTCGGCAACCGTCAGGCAGGCGTAGCGGACCATGGGGCTGAACTCGTCCAGCGGCAGCGACAGCACCTCTTCAACGAGCGCGCGGTGGCGATAGCGCAGGGTCTCGATGCTGAGGGATTTCGGTTGCGGGTCGCCGGCTAGGGCGCGGCGGGTGGCGAAGTCAATGACGGTTGCGGTCATCGTTCGATCCCCCTCACGCCATGCGAACGAACACGGACCCGGTACGGTCCACCAGCCACGGCGTCGCCGGAACCTAGCTCGGCACGGACAGCGGCGGGGCGATCTCGACCTGAGACGAATTGGCCCGGAACGTGGCCGGCAAAATCCGGCGAAGGCGGGCGAGGACGGTGTGGTTGAACATGGTTGGTCTCCGTGAGTCTGTACCGTTATCCGGTATGAACTAACGATAACCGTTACAGCACCAGGCGTCAAGATGTTTTTCGTTATCTCTTGACGTTTTCCGTTAGCCGTGCGACAACCCTTTCATGATGACGCCCGCCCAATGCCGCGCCGCACGCGCACTGATCGATTGTCCCCAAAAGCGCCTCGCTGAAGAGTCGCACCTGGGGGAAAGCACCATTCGAAACTTCGAGGCGGGGCGCTCTGTCCCGTCACACAACAATCTCGCTGCGATCCGCGCCGCTCTTGAAGCGGCTGGCGTGCAGTTCATCGAGAGGAATGGCGGCGGATATGGAGTCCGCCTCAGAGATCCGGGCGAATAGCTCGGCGAGGCCGACAACAGCGACAGGTTCCTAGGCCAACGCGCTGTTGTCGGTCTCTTCCCCGGTTCCGGTTACCAGCCGGAGCCATCATCACCAACGGCTTAACAGGAGCCCCTGATGACTGACCCGAAAATGCCCCACGATGGGGAAAAAGTAAACCTGCCGATTGCCTGCGTCGAAGGCGAGCCGCGTATCCTGGATACCGACCTTGCCAAACGGCTGGGGTTCTCCAATCCCATCGATATCCGCAAGCTGGTCCGCCGGCACGAGGCGTCCCTCGCTGAATTTGGCACTGTTGCCACGGTGGCAAGAGTGAAGCGCGGCCAGGAAGCCACCGAATATCACCTCAGCCGCAAGCAGGCGATCTTCATCACCGCCAAGTCCGAGACGGCCGCCGCCACTGAGATCACCATCGAGATCATCGAGCGGTTTGACGCCTACGAGAAGGGTCTGACGCCGCCGAAGGTCGCCCGCGCTCTGCCGCCGGCAATGAGTGCCCGCCAGATGTATGCGGTCAGCAAGCTGATCAACACCGTGATGTCGGTCCTGCCGAACCTGGGCGAGAACTCGCGGCAGTCGTTCATCTCGACGGCGACGGAGGCCGCGCTGGGCCGGGCTCTGGTTCCGCAGCCGGTTCTTACGCAGGCGTCCTACACCACGACCGAGATTGCCGAGGAAGCCGGTATCTCTGCGCAACGGGCGGGAGCCATCGCCAATCGCCACGGTCTGAAGGTTCCCGCGAACGGCGAGAACAGGATGTCGAAGTCGCAGTACAGCTCGAAGCAAGTGGAGCAGTTCCATTGGAACCCCACCGGCAAGGCCGCGCTGCTTGCGGCTATCGCTGCCGAGTTCGTGCCGTCCAGGGGCAACGGGGCCGAGCCGACCGTTCAACAAGAGGGCCGGGCCTAACCATCCTGAGTTCGTAACCAGAAGGCGCTCGCTGAAAATGCGGGCGCCTTTTCTTGTGAGGCGCCATGCTCTGCACCACCGCGTCCGAATGGCAAAACGCTATCGGCCGGGTGCAGAAGAAGGTCGCCGACCTGCCTTCGCTGGCTCAGTTCCAGGTGGCGCAAGAGGCGCTGTATACTTGGCAGTGGGCGCGGGCGACTTGGAGTCCTCGAAACCCGAGCCGTTACTGGACTGGCCGATATAGAGGGTCCGTCACTATCGGGGTCGGGAGCAAAAATTTAGACGCGCTTCCTGAACACCCAGATGCGGCAGACGGAACTATTGTATGGCCTCCGGATAGGAGTGGGCCAAGGAATAAGCACCCAGACAGCCCATACATGCCAGTAGATACCGATCAGTTAATGCTTGGGCTACGGCCATCGGACAGCCCTCCCGTTGTCTATGTATCTGTTACTTTGCCATACGCTGAACGGGTTGAGCAAAACTCACCAGAACATCCCCGCGCTCTGGCGTGGGAAGCGGCGGCGCATCATCCGTACAACTGGCAAGCCCTCGCTGGGCCGCTGACGGGATAACCCATGCCCCTCTCCACCGACGACATCAAGCAGACGATCCGAGACCGGTTCGCGCTGCTGATGACGGCTGTCCCGGCCGCCAACATCTTCTTTGAGCAATACCCGGAAGAGCCGGCCACGCTCGGCGGCGCGCCATGGTTCGAGCTGTACATCAAGATCGGCGGCATCAACCAAGTTGGCTTTGGCTCGACCGGCCAGGGCGACCGAGCATTCCGGTCCAACAGCAGCATCACGATTTACGCCAACACTCCGATGGGGATTGGCACTTCGCTGTGCGACCAACTCATCGACGCGGCCCGCGCCATCTTCGAGGGCCAAGTCTTCGACGGGGCCGGTTGCCACATCCGCGTCACCTCGACCTCAGTTCCGCCGGCTGCCCCGCGCAACGGCTACCTGACCGGAACCGTCATGTTCACTTTCTGGGCTGACGGCTTCCAGTAACCCAATCACCCCACCGCTGAAACCACATCAACCGGGCCATCGCCCGGCTCTTTTGCTTGAAAGGACTGTACGATGGCCTTCGCCGTTACGAACCTCATCAACATGGCCTACGGTGCGGAAGTCACCCCCGGCACCGTTCCCACGATCAGCTTCCAGCAGATGCGGGTGAAGGGCCAGAGCCTCAACCCGAACCTGACCTACATCAAGTCGGGCGAGTTCCGCGCCGACCGCCAGATTCCCGACCAAATCCTCACCGATCAGTCGCCCGGCGGCGCGCTTGACCTCGAAGTCAGCTACGGCGCGGTGGATGACTTCTGGGCGGCTGTGCTCCAGAACGCGCTGACCTGGAGCGGCCCGGCCAACTTCCTGACCGGCGCCAGCGTGACCAGCTCCAGCGTCTTCACCGTGGCCTCGGGCGGCACCGCTGCGGTGGTCAACTCTCTGGTCTATTCCAAGGGCTGGACGACTGCCGGAAACAACGGCGTTAACGTCGTCACCGCCTCTTCGGGTACCACCATCACCGTCACCGGCACCCCGCTCACCATCGAATCCAGCGGCACCGGCAAGACGCTCGAAGTTATCGGCATCCAGGGCGCCAGCGGCGACATCACCGCCACCAGCAACGGCCTCGCCAGCACCACTCTTGACTTCACCACCCTCGGCCTCGCGGTCGGTCAGTGGCTCAAGCTCGGCGGCGCGCTTGCGGCCAACCAGTTCGCCATCAACGCGGCCAACAACGGCTTTGCCCGCATCACCGCCATCGCGGCCCATGCGCTGACCCTTGACAACCTGCCCACCGGCTGGGGCGTCGATGCCGGCACCGGCAAGTTGATCCGCATTCAGTTCTGCGACTACATCTGCAACGGCACCACGCAGACCGCGTTCACCCTGGAGCGGGCGCACACCGACGTTACGAACGGGTATTTCGACTTCTCCGGCATGTACCCGAACACTGCCAGCATCGCCTTCAAGGTCGGCGCCCTGCTGGACAGCAACATCAACTTCATGGGCCTCTCGACCACCCGCAATGCGGCCTCGCTCTCGACCGGCGCCTACACCGCCGCGCCGACGAACAGCGTGTTCAACGCGGCTTCCAACGTGGTCCGGGTTTACGAGGGCGGCGCCGCCTCCGGCAAAATCCAGGACTTCACCGCCAACCTGAACAACAACCTGCGGGCTCAGAAGGCGGTCGGCACACTCGGCAATGCCGGTATCGGTGTCGGGCAGTTCGAAGCGACGTTGCAGTTCAACATGTACCTCGTGACTGGCACCGGCACGGCCATTTACGACAAGTTCATCAACAGCACCCAGTCGTCGTTCTCCACCGCCATCCAAGACACGGCGGGCAATGCCTACCTGTTCACCTTCCCGGCGGTGAAGTACACGTCGTGCTCGGTCAATGCCGGCTCGGTCAACCAGGATTGCATCTTGGGCATGACCGCTGCCGCCAAGCTCGACACCCTCACCAACTGCATGTTCCAGATCGACCGCCTCGCTGTTTACGGCGCCTGATCTTGACGAATACCGGCCGACACCGGCCCCAACGTCCGAAAGGACGGCAGGGTTCGCGCGAACAGCAGGCGGGGGTGTCGGTCCCCGCCTGCGCTAATTCCTTCCGACAAAGGATGCAATTCAACATGAGCATTTCGAACCTGAGGCGCCGTTTCGCGCTCGACCTGACCAAGGCCGAGACTGGCGTTACCGCCGACCTTGGCGACGGCATCACCGTCACCATCGCCCGCTTCCTCAACCCGAAGCATGAAGCCGCACTGGAACGCGCCCGCGAGCCGTACAAGGCATTGCTCGAAGCCGGCGGTAAAATCCCCGACGCCGAGTGGAAACGCGCCCAGTCGCGCGCTCTGGCCGAAGGCGTGCTGGTAGGCTGGGCCGGCGTCACCGACGAAGACGGCGCGGCCATCCCCTACAGCGTCGACGCGGCCGCCGACCTGCTGGCCGACGAGGAAATGATCTCGTTCCGCCAGATCGTCACCGCCAAGAGCCAGGAGCAGTCGCTGTTCCTGAAATACTCGGCGGGCGCTGCGGAAAAAAACTCCGTGACCTCGCCCGCTGGTATGGAGAGTGGTGCGAGCAGCTAAGTTTTTTCCACGAGATCGTCGTCAGCAGCGGCGAAGTTCCCGAGGCGCTGGCGAATAAGCCCCGCCTCCCGGAAGCCCTCCAGGTCTATTGGACGGCATTCCACACCCTCTCGACATGCCGACCCGCCTCAATGGGCGGAATGCTCCCGATCCCCTGGGATGCCGTGCGCCGTTATGCGCGGCACCTCGGACTGAGGGGGCGGCATGACATCGACCATTTCTGCCGGCTGGTGATGGCAGCGGATGAAGACTTCCGCGCCGCCATTGCTGCCCGTCAGGAAAAGAAAGCGCAGCCGGCCGCTTAACGCCGGCACCCAATTCCCCCGAGGCGCCCATGTCCGACATTACGCTTGCGATTGGCGTTCAAGCCGATGGTGCGGTTCAGAGCGTCAATGCGCTCTCCGACGCCCTCTCCCGGCTTTCGACGCAGGGCAGCGGCGCTCTCGATATCACCGGCAAGATCAGCCAAGCATGGCGCGGCGGCGATAGCTTCGGCGGCATCTCTCAGCAGTTCGACCGGCTGAATGGGTCGATACAGCAGGTGTCGCAGTCGATTGATCAGCTTGGTCAGCGGTTCACGGCCAGTTCCGGTCAGATCACGGGCGCCATCAATTCTCAGACGACTGCGCTCAAAGGCTTGCTTGAGGTTATAGCGCAGCAAGGAACCGCTGCAAATCAGGCAGCTGTTGCTCAAAAAGCCGCGCAGGAAGCTATATCCCAGTCGTCGAAGGCCGCACTTACCGACATGAAGGCCGAGACTGAACTCGGAAAACAGCGTGTCCTTGAAGAGAACGCCAATGCCGCCGCAATGCTTGGGCTGGAGCGTGACCTTCGGGCACAACGGCAGGCGCTGCGTTTAGCCGAGGAAACATCACGCAAAGCTGAACGTGACAACCGCATCGAAGCGACGAGGCAAGAAGTCGCGGCTGAATCCGAAGCTGCAAGAACGATTAATTCCGCTCGCAATGCCGCTCGGTTCGGCGGCGCCGATATGCGGGCCGACCAGTCGCTATCTCAAACCGGAGGCGTGAACTGGGTCAAGAGTTCACTGGCTAATCAACAGCGAGAGAACGACGCGATTTTCAGCTCGTGGCGGTCTCAGTTATCCCAGATGGCGGATGCCGATAAGGAGTTTGAAAAAAGTGTAAACCGCGCCCACGCCGAAGCTGTCCAAATAAACAAGTCTATTGATCGGCAGTATTTGGCTGACTACAAAGCAACTTTAAATGAGGCGCACGCGCTTAATAAATCGTTTAATACCCAGAAGTTGTCTGCTGGCGATGATGGCTCTAATCTATCGAAAAGAAATCAGGAGCGCGAGGAATATCAGGCATTCGTGCGCAAGCAGCAGGCTGACGCAGCGTCGTGGCAAAAGGAGCAAGGCGATCTTTGGAAGACATCCGCTGGATCGCGGAAGGCCACCGAGAAAGAGCTTGACGCCCTTGCTCAGAGCCAATTCGACAACAGGAAGAAGAGCATAAAAGAGACGCTTGACGGATATAAGGAAAACACTACTGCTGTAGGGAATCATAAAGCTGCCGTTGATGAATTAACGAAGTCCTACGCGCTGAATGGCGGACAGATTCGCGAGATGATGGTCATCTTGCATGAGTTTGGGACTGGGCAAGACGCGCGCATCCCTGGATCGCTGTTCGTTTTGTTAGCAGAGCGTGGATTTAGCCTCACCAATGCCGTAGAGGCAATGGCAGCCGCCACGGAGATATCGGCTGGGGCCTTCGGATTGCTCGCAGGCACAGGCGTCGCCGCCGTTGCCACGCTGGCGACTATCGGAGCCGCCGCCGCCCAGACTGGGCGGCAGATGACCGAGTTGAAGATTGCGCTTAAGGCATCTGGCGGCGGGGTCGGGCTGACCGCCGGACAGATTGACCAGATGGCGGTATCCGCATCGTCTCATGTGGCGTCGAGCAACTATCGAGCCATCGCAAACGACGCGATGAATCAGGGGAACATCGGCCCGGCCGCGCTCCAGAATATCATGGGCCTGACGGCCAACTACGCGGCTGTTACCGGACAGGATGCAGAGGAAGCCGGCAAAGCCCTGGTCAAAATGTTCGAGAATCCGGCGGCGGCAGCTAAAAAGCTCGACGACGCTTATCATATTCTTGGCTATTCAGAAGTCGAGTTTATCCACAGACTTCAGGAAGCTGGAAACCTTGAGGGCGCGCAAGCCGAATTGGCGAGCAAGCTCAACACCCAATACAAAGGGCTGGCGGATGAAGGGCTAAACTGGGTTGGCCGCCGGTTACGTGATGCTGCTGAGGCGTGGAAGTTTTACTATGACGCGGCGGGTAATATCGGAAAGTCTTCATCGTCGGAAACATCGTCCCAGATCAGTGATCGCATCGCGGCGGCGAAAACGCCAAGTAGCCTCGGTGGCGAATCATCGCCTGAGCAGATCGCGGCCCTTAATGCCAAGCTGCAACAGGCCCAAAAGCAAGAGGCTGATGCGCAGTCGCGCGCTGATCTCGCATCGGCCAATCGGCAAATCAGCGCCGGAATGGCGCTCGCCAATCAAGCTATGCCGTTTGAGCAACAGCAGCGGGCAATTCAGGGCCAGATTGATGCAACGCAGCGCGCTCTTGATGAGAACGAACGATATGGGGAATCAGTCAGGAATGTTGGTGGTGATACATTAAACTATGAAAGGCAGGCGCAATCCCTTTATCAAACGCTCGGAGCACTTGCCGACAAGGCTAACAGCGCTCAGACGGCGTTCAGTGCGCTTCGGCAGGAACTTTCCCACAATACCATGTCAGGGTTTGTTGCCCCAGGAGAAGAGCGCCAGATATTTGACGCGATGGACGCTGCGAGGAAAAAGTATGAGAGCGATCCTTCCGTAAGGACCGGGGGGGTTACGAAGGATCAATTCGTCAACGCCCAAGCCGATATTGTCCGCCAGCAACAAGCCAATGCGGCGCGAGACGCTGCCGAATACAATAACGCTCAGGCGGATATTAACGAAAAGATCGCAGATGCTGAGCGTAAGCATCAGGACGAATTGGTCGATAAGTACCGCCGTGAAATGTCCGTTCTCCAGCAGACGCACGGGAGAAGACCTGAAACCGCGCAGGTTCTCGGGAGTTCTATCGACAGGCTGACGGCTTCGCAGCAGGGAATACAGAACGCTAGGGATGATCGGAGGGAAGCCGACAAATCGCCATCTTCCAAAGGCGAAGACGCCACCGCCCGTATTCTTGCCCAGGCCGATGCAGAGAAGAAGCTGGCCGATGCCTGGGCCACCGGCAACGTCGCCGAAGTCCACCGGGTCGAGCTTGAGAAGGCCATTGCGCTTGCCTCTGTCGGCAAGACGGATGAGCAGAAGGCGAGCATTGATGCCGCGATGCGCGAGGCTGATGCGTCGAAACAGTTGCTGACCGCCGAGCAGCACCGCTACGCCCAAATGCAGCAGATGAACGCTGCGAACCAGAATATGTCCTATCTCGGCATGGGCGAGGACGCGGCCAAGCGTGCGAAGGCCGAGAACGATGTAACGAAATGGTACAGGGACCAGTATGGTGCTATTGCTGACCTGAATCCCGAAATCCGCAAGGTCTACGAGGACGAACTCGCCCGCGCCGACGCCATCGCGAACCAGACCATCGCCTACGAGCAGCAGAAAGCCGCCCTCGACGAACTGGGCAAGTTCGGCGATCAGGTCTTCGACCGCATGGGCACGGCGATTACCCAGGCGTTTACCCAGGGCAACGGCGCCGCGATCAACTTCAAGAGCATCCTCCAGGGCATCCAGTCGGAGATCACGCAGGAACTACTCAAGCTCGCGGTGATAAATCCAATAAAAAATTACATCAATGGTGGGTCAAGCCTGCCGATGCTTACGAGCATTTCTAATGCATTTGGCCTATCTTCATCAGGTAGTTCGGCGCCTCAACAACTAACGACATCCAACTTTTTCTCACAATCACCAAACGTAGCAAATAGCAACGGATCGTATGGCGGTTATAATCCAGGTATTCAAGTTGTTGGGGGAAGCACTCCAGGGATGTTGACCAGCGCGACAACAGCATCGTCTGGTTCTGGAGTTATGGGCCAGTTAAATAACCTCGCATCTATGGCAAGCATCGGTGAAAAGGTATCAAATTTCTTCTCAAACGGATACACGGGAAGTTGGCTACAGGGAATCTTCGGTGGTGGGAGTGCGGCCAGTTACTCTGCATCCGATAGCGCGGTGTTGGGGAATCTAACTGGGGCGATTTCTGAAACAGGTGCAACGGATATGACCGCCGGGATGGTGACTCCCGCATCCGCCGGTGGCGGCTTTATGTCTGGGGCTGGCGGAAGCACTGCTGCGGAAACCGCGACAGGGACAATGGCCGGGGCCGGTATGTCCTCGTATCTCCCCTATGCCGGAGCAGCGATCAACAGCATCACGAACTTCTCCCAAGGCAACACGGGAGCCGGCATCGGAAGCTTGGTCGGCGGCATAGCTGGAGCCTATTTCGGGCCTATCGGCTCGATGGCCGGCTCGATGATTGGCGGCATGATCGGCGGCCTGTTCGACGGTGGCTCCGAGCACGGCCCTGCCGCCACCGGCTCGATTGAAACCGGCGGCGCCACCCACGGGATGAACTCCCCGGTCAACGGAAACCAAGACGCCGCCTGGAACGCCGACGCCGGCCGGTTGATCGGCGTCACGTCCTCGTCGCAGCTCGACCCGAACACTTGGTACGCCAACACGAACAGCGAATCGGTACGTGGTGGCGACGGCGGGTCCATGTCCTCGCTGGCTAAAAGCACCGCCGACAGCTTGAACGCCTTCATGGCTCAGTACAACCTGACCATGACGAAGCAGGCATCGGCCCTGATGATCTCGGGGGACAACTCGAACCCCGGCTACGGCTCGACCGATGCCCTGATGATGGCCCTCGCCAACAACAAGATGATGGCCGGCAGCGGTGACGTCGGTCAGGTCATGCAGGCCGGTGGATGGAAGGATACCAAGACGCTCCAAGCTGCGCTCCAGGCGGCATCTGGCGTCGATACTTCGTACAAGGCCCTCAACGAGAACTCGTATCAGCAGAAGCAGGACCAGCTCGACCAGCAGTTCGCGGCTCAGAAGGCCCAGGCGACGCAGTACGGCTATAGCACCGATCAGCTCACCGCCATCTACAACCAGAACACCCTCTACAACAACCAGGACCAAGCCGCCGCCGCCAACTCGAACAGCGCCGCTCTGGCATCTCGGGCTGCCGCGCTGACTGGCGGATCGCTCGACACGACAGCCGCCTCTCTCAAGGCGTCCCAGGCCGAGGAGATGCTCAAGGCCCAGCGCGACCACACGACGGATACCACGAAGCTGGCGGCGGTCCAGGATCAAGAATACGCCCAGACGATGGCCGACGCTGCGGCCAAGCTCCAGACCGTTCAGACCACGCTTGCGGCCAAGGGCATGGCCGACCTCGGTCAGGTCGTCAATGCGGCTTGGGCGCAGATCGCGCAGCAGGGCTATAACACGGTCCTGGACGCGGCCAAGAATGGGCAGGACGTGAGCCAAGCATCGGCGATTGCCGCAGTGGACGCGGCCAAGGCGCAGTTGCAGGCGGTGATTTCCTCGGCGCAGAGCCAGATCAGCGTCCTCCAGACCGAGTTGCAGCAGTCTGGCAGCCTGCGCGATGCCGTTACGTCGATGCAGGACTCTCGACTGACGCCGCAGCAGGCGTATGACACCGCGATCAGCCGGTTCCAGACGACGCTCACGGCGGCGCAGGGCGGCAATCTGGACGCGCTCGGCAAGGTCACGGCCTACGGCCAAGCGGCGGTGAACGCCGAGAGCACGGTCTACGGCGGGACGCAGACCACGGTCTTCGATCAGGTGACGACTGGGCTGGCCGGACTTGCCGACCAGATCGACGCTCAGAACGGCATCCAGTACGACGCCGCGATGGCGCAGCTCAATGCCCTCCAGACCATTGCGCTCAACACCCAGAAGCAGCTCACGGCGTCCACGGACTCGGTGTCCGCGCTCCAGGGGTACGAGGCCACCGCGACCGCCGCCTACGCCCAGGCGACGGCTCAGCTCGCCTCGATGGCCGGCACGTTCAGCTCGGCGGTCTCGACGATCCCGGCCTTGACGGCTGCCGTCAACACAGTCGCCCAGATTTCGGCCGGTGTGTCGAGCGTGGTGACCTCGGCGCTGAGCGGGGGGTCCAGCAGTTCCGGTTCGGGGGGTGCAGGTTCGTCGTCCAGCGCTCCGGCTTGGGCGAGTCAGATTGACCTCTCAGCGTACAACACCTCCGGAGCCGCTGCGAACATCAACGCCTTCCGTACGTCTGATAACCCGCAGCAATACGGGCTGCTGTACGACATGATAAGCGGCTCGAACAATGCAACGACCGCTGGCTCTAAGTACGATTTCGGCACTCAGTCCGTGGCATACCAAGCGTATAACGCGGCGGTTAGCCCTAACGCTTATCAAAGCGCGCTGCTAACCACCGTCGGAAACGCCCTGTACGGCTCCGTCCCTTCGGGAGCGCAGATCGGAGCCCTTTACTACTTGCTGCTTAACGGACCTTCTAGCAAGCCCGGCGTCAATAAGTCCGACTTCAGCTCGAACGAGGCGATTCTCGGAATCTCTGGGTTCGCCTCCGGTGGTGACTTCGGAGGCGGCCTGCGCATCGTCGGCGAGCGCGGGCCAGAGCTTGAGGCCACCGGCCCGGCCCGGATATGGAACGCCGATCAGACGCGACGGATAGTCGGCGGTGATAACTCGGACCTCCTGGCGGAACTCCAGGCACTGCGGGCCGAGGTCGCCGCTCTCAGGCAGGCCACCGCCGCCGGCGCCATGCACGTCGCCGATACGGTGTCTGCGGGGAATAACCGCCTCGCCACCGCCGCTGAGCATGCGGCTTATCAACCCCGCGCGGTGGCGGCGTAATCATGGACATCCTCTTCGAGCAGTCCGCCATTGATACCGGCGGAAACGCCGTCGTGCGCCGGTTCGGCGGCACGGCGTTTACGACCGCCCCCACGGATAGCCCGTCGAACACCGTCTACCTGCCGCTGATCCGCACCGCCGGCAGCTTCGAACGGCACTCCTGGAGCAAAGGCGCCACCACCGGCCGCAGCCAAGCCGGGTTCGGCGCAATCCGAGTGGCGAACACCAAGGTGAACGGCGTTTGGCTGCTGGACAGCCTCGTCCATGACGCGGTCGACGGCCAGCCGTTTGTGATCCGGATGGGAGATGGCAATAGCCTGTCGGGATATCCGGTCTATGCCACCGGGATCACCAAGGCGATCCAGCCGGGGTGGGACTACATCGATTACATCCTCAATGACCAGACGTCGTTTCTCTGGGATTTGCCTCTCCAACAGACGAAGTACCTGGGCACGAACTCGGGGGGCACCGGCCTAGAAGGGCTCGCAACCGACCTCATCGGAACGATCAAGCCGATGCTGGTCGGCAAAGTCCAGAACATCAGTCCTCCGCTCGCCAATGCGGTGCAACTCGTCTATCAGGTGGACGACGGCGGCGCCAAGCTGCCGATGACGCTTACGGTTTACAGCAGCCGCAACGTCGTCACGCCCGGCACCCAGCGCGCCACCCTGGCGCTGCTACAGAGCAACACACCGACCAGCAGCACATACGATTGGTACGCTGGCCCAGAGGGTTGGTACTTCAAGCTCTGCGTCGGGATTGTTGGCCGCATCACCTGCGATGTCGCCGAGGGCGCATCGTCTGATCGCACCATCGCGCAGACCACCAGCCGACTGATCACGCGCGTCGCCAGTAAATACCCAGGGTACGCGATCCCAGCTATCGACGGGATCACGACGCTGGATGGTAAATTCTTGGCGGAAGTCGGGGGCTGGACGATCAGCGATACCACTCTCGGGGCCACCCTTGATGTGATCCTGGCAAGCGGGGGATGCTACCTCGCCGACAAGCGCGTGACTGGCTTGAACCTTGGCCGGCTTGAAGACCCCGACACGCTGCCGAGCGCATTGACGCTTTCTGAGTGGCAGATAGTCAACCTGACCCTCTCGGCACCGAACGATTCCGGCATTGGTCTCCGGGTGGGATCGACAGGGTTCGGGATTTACGCCAGCAACCCGATCTACAGCGCGCAAGGAACCGTCGCAGGAATCCCGCCTTGGCAGGTAATGCTCGACTACGGTCAGAATTACACGATCATGACCGAGACAGACCTTCCGTCAGATAGCGCAACAGATGTTGCATTCACTAAGGTTCAATTCCGAACGGTCATGGCGAGCGACACGTCCGTTCTTGCAGCTCACTTAAAGGCACCTGAGTTTGACCTAACCACTCTTCTCCGGTTTCAAGCCGACGCGCAGACGGAAGCAAACCGCCAACTCGCGCTCCGTAAGGTGCAGCGGGTAGTCGTTAGTGTGCAGGTGCCGAGCAATTTCGCGGCTTCACTAGACTTGGGAAGCGCGTTCACTCTCGCGCTGGCAAGGTTTGGCTGGGATGCGGGGCGCAACTTCCTCTGCATCGGTCTTATAGAAAATTACGGGGACTACCAAACCCCGGCGACAACCACAATCATCGGATGGGGGCTACTATGACTTTACTTTGCAGCACCGCGATCACGACAGCGGTCACCGGCTCTATCCAAACCGCCCAGACAGGCTTCGGTAAGGTCACCGCCCTCACCATCGAGGCGGCCTTTACCTACGTCGCATCAGCCGCAACAACGGTCGATGCCTACGTCCAGACCAGCATCGACGGCGGCACGACCTGGATCGACATCGCCAACTTCCACTTCACCACTGCGTCGGCGACGAACATCGTCAACGTGAGCGGCCTGACCGCCGTTACGACGCCGACCGCGATCACGGACGGCAGCATCGCGAACAACACGGTTCAGCAGGGCGTCCTCGGCGAGCGCTACCGGGTCAAGATCACGTCGGTTGGCACTTACGGCGCCGGCACCACTCTGATCGTCAACGTCGCGGCGCGGTAAACGATCATGACCGCATCCGCCTCGAACTGCTTGCTCTGCACCCAGAATTACGTGGACGTGAATGGGCTCTACGCGCCTACGTTCTCAGGGGGATTGTGGTCGGATACTTTGCCTCTGACCAACCTGCAAAACCCGATGCTGGCTTACAAGGCGCGGTCGGCGAGTTGCGTTCCGTCGGACACCTCGTTTGTCTGCGACCTCGGGGTGACGCGATCGATCATGGCCGTCGTCATCCCGGCTCCGCATAACCTGAGCCAGAGCGCGTCCTACACGATCAGCGTCTTCAAAGACGCCGCTCTCACCGTCCTCGCAGGTACATACTCTGGCGTTCTTTCTCCAGTGGTATTCCCATTTGGAACGGTGCCGTTCGAAGACCAGCATTGGTATAATGGGCAGTATACCCCGGAAGAGTTCAACAACTTTAAGGTTCCTGTGGTCGCTCTATTCACCACTGCGGTACTGGGGCGATATGTCCAGGTGCTGATAACCGACCAGAGCAACCCGTATGGTTACATCGAACTGTCTCGCCTGTTCGTTTCCCCAGGTTATCAGCCGTTCTACAATATGAGCTATGGGGCTCAGCTTGTCCCGGTTGACCCGTCCGTCGTGACGAAGACGATTGGTGGATACAGAGCTTTCGATGCTCGGCCGAAATACCGTGAATTCCATCTGGCTATCCAGACCCTCCCAAACCAGGAAGCTCTGTCTTCGGTCTTCGATCAGCAATTCGCGCTCGGCTTGTCTGGTCAGGTATTCTTCTCGGCCAACCCGAAAGACATAACCAACCTCCATCGCGTGTCGTTCCTTGCGAACCTGAGCAAGTTGAACCCAATCACGATGGCTTACTACGGATACTCGGGCGTCGCTTACGACCTGATCGAAGTCGTCGCCTAAGAACTCGAACGCATCGTCTGAAATGCCTCGATTGGCCTCTTGCTAGGGGACTGATATGTCTACAGTTACGCTCAACGGAAACCCCTATCCTGACAATATTCTGTCGGGGTTCGGGTATTTAACCCCTGGGGCATTTGGTGATGTCTACCCGCTCTGGCAAAAGATGTGGGTGGACGGTAAGGCTGACCTCGGGACGTCTTCGACCCTGGCGCAAAACTGGGCGTCTCTGACCGGATCGCTGGTCGCCTCGACGGACTATTCAGCCAAGGAATGGGCGCAGGGAACAACGGCGTTATCGTCCAAGAGCTGGGCCACCCTCACCGGGGCTTATGTCACCGGCACCAGCCTAAGCGCCCAGGAATGGGCCGCCGGCACGTATAAGCGCGGCGCGGCCGGTTTTGGCTCTGCTAAGGACTGGGCGACCCTGTTGGCGGCGACCGCCGACAACGCGGAATATTCTGCGAAAGAATATGCCATCGGGATGACGGTTGCGGCCGGGTCTTCCAAGAGCTGGGCGACGCTTACCGGGGCCTACGTCACCGGCACATCCCTCTCAGCGCAGGAGTGGGCCACGGGGACTTACAAGCGAGGTTCGGCTGGCTATGGGTCGGCTCAAGACTGGGCGATGTATATCGGCGGAACGGTTGACGGCACGAACTACAGCGCCAAGTACAACGCGAATTTGGCGGCGGCCTCGGCCACTGCGGCAGCGGCGTCTGTCGTCGCCCTAAGCGACACCAGCAGCACCAGCCTCACCATCGGAACCGGCTCGAATACTTTCACCGTCTCGGCTGGAAAGCAGTTCATCACGGGCGAGTTCATCACCGCCGCCTACACGACCACGCCCGCGAACTATATGCACGGGCAGGTGACGAGTTACAGCGGCACGACCCTGATCGTCAATGTCACGGACGTCGGTGGGTCCGGGACTTACAGCGCCTGGACGATCAGTCCCTCAGGGAGCCAAGGCACGACAGGCGCATCGGGCGCCAACACCATCCTCCAGGGCGGCGCCGCCGGCGGAACAGCCAACGCTTTGACCGTCAGCACCCAGGGCGCGATCTCGACGGCGCTCAGGGGCTATCACGTCACCGTGACGACGGGAGGTTCCGCCAGCAGCGCCACGTCCGCGACGCTCTCGGTGGACACTTCCGGCGTCAAGTCGATCTCGATCAACGGCAGCACGACTCTGGCCTTGGGCGCTCTCCCGGCCAACACCACCCTCAGCTTCGACTTCGACGGTACCAACTGGCAACTAGCTGGCGGCTCTGGATCGTCTGACTTTGACCAAAGCTGGCTTTACGCATTCTAGTTCTGAAGGAGAAAACGAAATGACAACCACAATGGATACAAACAGCTATCGGGCGACATTTCCGAAAACTATCGGAACGCTCGACATCACGACCTGCGCCACCGGTAAGCTGACGTACAACACGCTGACGGGGTGCTCAAAGCTGAGCACGGCCGGAGCGAATGGCTCTGAGTATACACATCTGGGTGCATTTCCGATGGTTGGAACTTCCGCTACTCAGGTGACGTTGCTGTATTCTCCGGACGGAACTGCATGTGCTGGTCCGATTGCAAGCACGACGTTGTCGGCGTTTGCGACCACGACCGCGGGCACGTTACAGACAGCAGCTTTTCTGAATGCCGATGGTACGCAGATATCTGAATCATCTCCGCTCCGGCTTCCCGCCAATGGTCAGTTATGGGTGCAGATCGGGGCCACTCAGACTGCGCCGGGCGTCGCCGTTGTCGCGCAGCGGAGGGACTTGTAATGGCCCTCGGTGGACCCCTTGGCGTAGCACTCGGCGCTACGTCGAAGACTGCTCCATTCACAGGCACTGTCTCCCCAGCCAATGCTGGAGCGGGGTCCATTACCGCACCCGCAGGCGCCACTCGAATGACGTGCATATTGCAGGGCGCGGGCGGAGGCGGAGGCGGAGCCGATGCTGCGGGTTATGACGGCGGTGCTGGTGGCGCAGGGAGCAAGGTAACAGTTGTGCTTCCGGTCTCCGGCGGGGCCGGTATCTCGTATAACGTCCCAACTGGTGGCCGCGGTGGCGCGTACGATACGCGCGGAGCTGAAGGCGAAGATGCGGGCGGCGGTGGCGGCGGTGGCGGATATTGTAGCTTGTCCATCAACGGAACGCTTGTTGCCATCGCGGCAGGCGGCGGCGGGGGCCCTGGCGCGTCCTGGGGGGCGTCTGAGACATCCCCTGGTGGCGCGGGGGGAGGCCTGACGGGAGCCTCTGGGTCAACCCCACCTTATGGTGGTTCTCCCGCCACGGGTGGGACTCAAGTAGGTGGTGGGAGTGGCTCGATAGCCGGAAACAACGTGTCTGGTGGTTACAACGGAATCTCTGGGTCCGCACTGACAGGCGGAAATATCAGTCCCAGTCCCCAACCGTCTCCGGCAAATGCAACGACGGTCGGGGGCGGCGGAGGCGCGGCCAATAATTCCATTGTCCATGGTGCTACTTGCGGCGGTGGCGGGGGCGCGGGATATTTCGGAGGTGGCGCGGGTTCTGAGACTGGGTATGGCAACTATGACTACGGCAGCAGCGGCGCAGGTGGTTCTGATTATGTGAGCGGTGCGGTTACGTCATATACGATGTCTCAAGGTTCCGGTGGCGTAGGAGGCGCTGCTGGGGTCCACGGAACATCACAGCTTAGTGGTGCCGCTGGAGCCAACGGCTCGCTGCTAATCACTTTCGGGTGAGGGTAGAAATATGTCGTGCTATAAAGTGAACACACTGACGGGTGAGATATTATCCGCTCAGCTCGTCCAGCCCCCGGAAGAGTTTTCCGGCTTGTCTTATGCTGTGCTTCAAGACCTTGGACCGGCGTTCCCAGATCGGTCGGACCTTTCCGGGGTCGGATTTTGGGAGGAATCTCGGGTTTCCGCGTGTCCGGACCCGATGCACATTGCGGCAGATGTTTGGCCGCCTGTCGCCGATATGGAACGTAAAGTAGTCGTCACAACTCAGGGGGTGGTGCCAAAGCCGCTCTTTCTGATCCAGAGGGATGTTAAGCGTTTAGGCGTTGAGGTTGATGCCTGGATTGATCAGATATCGCAGGAACGTGGCTACAAGTCTATCGAAGCCGTGTGCAGCTATGCCAACAGCGCGAATGCGGCCTGGGCGGCTGATGCTCATGCGGCAATCACTTGGCGCGATGCTGTTTGGTCGGCGTTCTTCGCTACTCAGGCCCAAGTCCTCGCCGGGACCGTTCCGATGATGACCCAGGGCGCTCTCATCGCTTCACTGCCCAAGATCGTGTGGCCATCATGACCACCATCGACCCTGCCGCCCTCGCGCTGATCAAGCAGTTCGAGGGCCGCCCGACGCATCCCGAGTGGCCGGGCGGCGCCAGCGGAATCACTATCGGTTACGGCTCGGACATCGGCGCTGACCCTGACGGCCTGGACGATTGGCACGACCACCTCGACCCCTACGCTTTCGCTCGTCTGCAAGAGGCGCGCGGCGTTCGGGGACCGGCGGCGATGGCGCTGTTGCCCAAGCTCCGGGACATTGAGATTCCGCCGGCCGCGTCCGAAGCGGTGCTGATCGGCGCCGCGTTGCCGGCCTATCTCGTGCTGACGCTCCATACATTCCCCGGCGCCGAACATCTCCCGGCCATGAGCCAGGGCGCGTTGGTGTCGCTGGTCTACAATCGCGGAGCATCGCTCGACGGCCCTAAGCGCCAGGAAATGGCAGCCATCCGCGACCACATCGACGCCGCCGTCTACGACATGGTGCCGCTTGAGTTCGCGTTGATGGCGCGGCTTTGGAAAAACGGCGTTCCGACAGCATCGAATCTCGCCGGCCGCCGGTATTACGAGGGCCACCTGTTCGAGCGCGGGTTGATGGGCGCTCATCTGACCGACCAATCCACGCTCCTGCTCGGGGACTCTGGCGACAGGGTGCGGGCGATGCAGCGGGCGCTGCGGGTCAATGCTGATGGTGAGTTCGGCACCGGCACTCTGATTGCGCTTCTCATTTGGCAGAGCCGTCAGGGGTTCTCAAAGCACGGCATGGCTGACGCCGATACGCTGCGGTCGTTGGGGCTATGAAGCCGAAGTTTCCGCCCCCGGTCATCTCTGCCGCCGAAGTCGCCGAAGCCGCAGCCTGCCCGGCTCGGACGGTGCGGTGCCAGTCGCCGGGGTATTGCTACACCACCCTCTGCCGGCGCAGGCTGGCGCACAAGGATACCTGACATGAGTATCTTCTCCGACATCGCCGAGGCTGGGCTCAACAGCCTCGCCCAGTACGCCCCGACTCTCGCCACCATGATCGGCGGCCCGCTCGCCGGCACGGCCGTCACCGCGATCGAATCCGTGCTCGGCATCACTCCGACCGGCGACGCCAACAAAGCCCTGGCCGCCTGCGCCAACGCCACGCCGGAGCAAATCCTGGCGCTCAAGGCCGAGGACAACCGGCACGCCGAGGCTCTCCAGAAGGCCGGTATCGACCTGGAGACCTTGGCGCAGAAGGATCGGGACTCCGCGCGCCAGCGGGAAATCGCCGTGAAAGACTGGGTTCCCGGCGTGCTGGCTATCGTCCTCACTGTAGGGTTCTTCGGTCTTTTAGGCTGGCTTGTGAGCCACGAACCGCCTGTAGGCAGTCGCGACATCCTCAACATCATGCTCGGAGCACTCGGGGCCGGTTGGGGAACCATGGTGAGCTATTTCTACGGCAGTTCTAAAGGAGCTGACGCTATGGCCGCAAAGCTCTCAGTGCGATAAGAGCGGCATGGTGTAGCATACGCCACAAGGCTTTAATTGTGTTCCCCGCTGCTGCATAGCAGAATTCCCCATTCGCTGGTCTCCAGGGAGGGGGAAATGGGTGAGCCGCATGTCGTTTCTGCGCTGCGCGACAAGAGAGCCGAGTTGGCCGGGCTGGCGCAGCACCATGAGCAACAGGCTCTCGCCTTTAGGTCCGAGATGGGCCACGTCGATGCCGTCCTGAGGCTCTACGCGCCCGACCTGGAGCCGGAATCGATCCCCGCTCGCCGGTATCGGCGGCGGTGCCCATTCTTCAAGAACAAGGAGGCCACCAGACTCTGCGCCGACGTGCTGCGCGGTGCCGACGAGCCAATGGCGACGAACGCCATCACGGCTCGGGTGATGCACCGGAAGAAGATGGCGGGCGATGACCCGAAGGTGATCGACCAGATGCGCCGGACGGTCTACAAGACGCTCAGCCGGCAGCGCAGCTACTTCCAGCGCCACGATGGGGAGTTCGGCGAACTCACATGGTCGCTGCTGGACCCAATGCAGCCAATGATGATCTAGTCGTGCCGCTCGCCGATATCACGCCGCCCAATTCCGCTGCCAGTACCCGACGAAATCAATGCTGGGCGCGGTTTTGCCGACCAGACGACCGACAATCTCGAACTGATCGCCGTTCGACAGGTCTTTGAAGTCTTCCCGCCATGCGATTTCGTTAGCGTACCGGGCGGCGTAGGCGCCAGAGATGTGGTGATGAATGCCAATTTCCGACCGACGGAGGCGGTTGAAGAGTCCCTCAGCATGGTTGGTGCAGGCTTTGTCCTCACCAAAATATTCGACCGAGTGGTTCACCCGATAGTTTTTGTAAGGCGCAACAACCTTGTCCCATGCAGGAGCCTCATCGGCGTGGACGATTGTTCCCTTGTCGAGGTTATCGCGGATGAATTCACCAGAATCATCTTCGCTCTGAAACACCTTGGTTTTGGTACGACCGCCCCGCTCGGTTATGGCGACAACGCATTGTTCCTTGCCGTTCTGATTCTCCTTACGGCGCATGTCCTTGCGTTTGGCTTTTCGATTTTCGGGATATTCATAGCCACCGATAAAGCAGCCGTCGATTTCAACAATCTTGTCGAGACCTCCAATATTATTAGCCATAACCTCTTTATGAATGCATTCGCGCAGCTTGTGCTCAAGGACGAATGCGGTTTTGTATTGAACATTAAGCTCACGCGAGAGCATCAATGCCGCAGAACCCTTAACATTATTAACGTAGATTACAATGGCGGCGAGGTAGTCCCGTATTGGCAACTTGTGATGGGCGAACGAGGTGCCAGCGGTGAGGCCAATGTCCTTTGCGCACCCCGAGCAGCGGTAGCGGAACGTTCCGTTTGGTCGGCGACAGTCGTAGTGCTCGTCGCAGGAGCCGCAGTGCCGGCAGATTGGCTTGCCGTCATTTTGGTGCCAGCGGAGCCGAGCAAAGGCGGCCTCGGCCTCAAGATCGGTCATTCTGAAGATGTTGCCAAGGGAGATGGTGCGAGCCGACGCCTTCTTGAGGCGGTGCGTGCCTTGCTTGCGGTAGCGACGGGCCATGGCCGAACCCCCTCTTACTGTGTTCGACAAGGCTAGCACACCCTACCATTGGTGTCAACACAAAACCAATGGTAGGCATTGCTATACAAATGTGATAGGTATCTTGACCACCCTACGGGGCAACCATTTTTTGGGAAGAATCATGACCTACGACGAGTTTCGGCGGCAGCTTGGTAAGGCAGCCATCAGCATCCGTGAGTTTGCAGAACTGCTTCGAATGTCACCCAACACCGTTTCAAACAAGGCCCAGCAGGGCCGCGTCCCAGACCACATGGCGGTGATCGCAGCGCTGATCGCCGAGATGGCTGAGAGGCAGATCGACTACCGTTCTATCATAGGCAAGCTTGACTTGGACGGCGGCTCACATCGCGGCAACCGCACGAGGAATGATTGAGCCTTGAACCCCGCGAGCGTTCACGTTATGTTCTGGTTGCGGAAAAAATCAATGTATCCCGCAAATTCAGGCTTGACTTTGGCGCCAGTTTGGCGCCACATATGTAATCAGCGTTAGCTTAGGGCAATCAGTGCGCGATGTCTCCAACATTTGAAGGGATGTGCTCAAAAATGGACTCGCGAAATCGCACCAGTTTCCGGTTGCCACCTGAGGTAAACAATCAGATTGACATCCTAAGGCAGCAACTTCCTGGCACGGTGTCTCGGAACACTTGGATAGAGATTGCAATACGAGAAAAGATCGAGCGCGACACTAAGGTCGATGGGGTGACAAAATGAGCCATAAATTCTTTGAGTTTTTCGCAGGCGGTGGCATGGCTAGAGCCGGCCTTGGGAGGAATTGGGCTTGTGCTTTCGCGAATGATTTTGATCCCAATAAAGCATCGGCTTATAGGGCTAATTGGGGAGAGTCTGATTTGTTGCTTGGTGATATTAATGTCATCACCCCGAAACAGCTTCCAGGAACGCCTGACTTAGTATGGGCATCATTTCCTTGTCAGGACCTTTCGCTTGCAGGGAATTACCTTGGTATTGGTTCATCATCGGACAAATGCCACACCCGATCTGGGACATTCTGGCCATTTTGGCGTCTAATGCAGTCCTTGATGAAAGATGGACGTTCTCCGAAAATAATTGTCCTTGAGAATGTATTTGGAGCATTAACATCCAATAATGGACAGGATTTTGCCGCAATCGCAGCGACATTTGCGCACTCAGGCTACCGTTTTGGCGCAATGGTTATCGATGCCGCGAAGTTCCTCCCCCACAGCCGCCCTCGGGTATTTGTGGTTGGTGTTCACCCCGATATTAGTATTCCGGCAAAACTATTGCTGAGTAAGCCGAATGAGGCGTGGCATCCACAAGCTTTGCGTCAGGCTTACACCAACATCTCTCAAGAAGCCAAATCGATGTGGGTTTGGTGGAAACTTGCTGAACCGCCTGTGCGCTCGTCCCGTTTCTCAGACCTAATACAGGACAATCCTGAGGGGTGTTCTTGGCACACCCCTGCCGAGACGGCCCGTCTACTTGGTATGATGAACTCCTTGCACCTTGGAAAAGTTGAGGCTGCTAAGGCAATAGCTCAGTCTGAGGGGCGCCTCGTTGTTGGCGGGGTTTACAAGCGCACCCGCGTTGACGACGGGGATAAGGTGCAGCGCGCCGAGGTGCGCTTCGACGATCTTGCTGGATGCCTTAGAACACCTTCTGGCGGATCATCAAGGCAGAGCATCATCGTGGTGGACCAGAGCCGGAGAGTTAGATCCCGCCTGCTCTCTCCGCGTGAAGCTGCACGGCTGATGGGGTTGCCCGATACTTATAAGCTTCCAAAGAGCTACAACGAAGCCTATCATCTGGCAGGTGACGGGGTGGCTGTCCCCGTCGTCCGGTGGCTTGCTCAACACATCTTTGAACCTCTCTTGAGTCACAACCTTTCGCGCTTAGCAAAGAAGGCGGCCTAATAAATGATTTCTTTTCTCGATGACTTTTACAAAGCGAACCGTTTCCGTGGAAAAGGGCCGCTTTCTGTGGCATTAGTTGTAACTGATCATGCGAGAATATCAGGCATTCCGCTGAACCCAGATAACCTTATCACTGGTGGCGGTGGGCAGGTTCTCGGGCTAGGCCAGGGGAAGGTACAAGCGATCCTGGCTAGGCACGGCATTACAAGGATTCTTGCAAAAGAGTGCGGAAGGACTTCGCGCGGAAGCATCGCGAACATGCGTACTTACGTTGCGTTCCTTAACGACCATCCAGAATTTAGCATCACCGATGTAGAGGAATTTTGGATAAACCGTGTTCGCGATTTTTTTACAGCCAAGCCATTTACTCTTCGACTTGACGGCGCACTTGGCCTAAGGGCTGTTGTGCGAAGCTTGATGCGGCAAGCCGAGGAAAGACAACGCGAAATGCCTGGGAATATGTTTCTTGGCACTATGATGCAGCATCTCGTCGGGGCCAAGCTATCCCTTGTTCTTGGACGTGGCGTTGTCGAGCAACATGGTTCTAATGAGAATGATGAAGCTGACAATAGGACTGGTGATTTTGAAACGGGCGATGTTTCTATCCATGTTTCAACCGCGCCCGGCGAGGCGCTTATGCGAAAATGTTCGGAGAACATCGATATTGGGCGCAAGCCTATAATTGTGACAACCTCAAAAGGAGCTATGGCCGCTGAGGTTTTTGCAGAGAAGTGCAATATCACTGACCGAATTGACATTGTTGAATTTGAACAGTTCATTGCGACAAATATTTATGAGCTTGGCCGGTTTGTTCCGGAAGAACGTCGCCTCCGTATAGATTCACTTCTTCAATTATATAATGAGATAATTGACACTTACGAAACCGACCCAAGCTTAAAGATTGAACTGTCTAAGGGGCGGTGACACATCGCCCATCATACGCTATAACCTAGGTTGTCACAGACTCTCACCATACACGCTTAGGTTCTGTGGCGTATGCTACACCATGCCGGATAAGAGCCTTGCAGCAGTTTCGGAGCGATGGCTTATTCATGGTGTCACCTCGTCGTTCCAAGTGAACTTCCCGCTCGTCGTGTCATAGTGCGCGGCGTGGTGGGCGATGATATCTGCATGAGGTTCAGTGGCTTTGGCAGCCAGGATACCAACCCCTACTGCTCCGAGGAAAAGACCAACCAGGAATCCAGTCAGCGTATCCATCAATTGTTCTCCTTCTTCACCGGCCGGTACGCCTCACACTTATCTTCCCCAGTCTTCGGGGTGAAAGCCATGTACGACTGCCGGTATTCACACGGAGTTGCTGTTGCTCGATAGCAATGGCTGCGGCTGGGGCAGTCTAGGTTCAGGCAGAGAGAAATATCAGGCATCACGTATCCTCCACCGGCTTATCAAGGCGGATTTCACTAATGTCTTTCCATCCGTCCTCTCCATCCTGACCATAGAAATGGTTGACACCACCCAGCGGCACCACAGCCGCCTGCCCCGCCAGCAAAGCGTCAACCGCTTCATCGGTCAGGCCGAGAGCTTCGAGGGTGACGATAATCGCCCGGTGCGCGTGCATGGTCGCAACGCTGTCCTGGCATTTTGTGCCGAGAATATAGGCACGGTGAATGGCGGATGCGCCAAGATCAACCAGCTTCTTCAGTCCGTTTTCCATTATTTGTTCTCCATCGGCTTGTCGAGGCGGCCAGCGTTTATTGCTCTCGTCCAATCAGGCTGTATATCGGCGGGTGTTGTCTCGTAACAAAGTTCATCGACCATAGACTGAGTAATGGTCATCGGCACCACAGCCGCGCGGCCTTCGATGAGGGCTTTTCCAGCTTCAACGCCGATATTCGCTGTCAGCAGTTCGCCAGTGACCAGCAAGCGCTGTTCAGCCTTCCGCCTCCGCCCCACCTCTCGATTGTTGGTCTCCAAGAGTTTGGTGACGTGGGCGTCGTGCTTGGTCTTCGCCAATTCAATGTGGGTGCGCAATACCCGTATATTGGCTTTGGCCTCATTGAGTTCGTTCCAGTAATTTTTCTCCCCCATCGCAGAGAAATGGGACAACCCGGCTTCCAGTTCTGCCACCATGGAACTGATCGCGTCACGCTCGGCTTCCAGTTCAGTGACACGGGCGTCGTGCTTGGTCTGCATCTCGGATGTCATCCGGTTCGCCCAAGCGGACCATTCAATGGCCTGCGCCTTGAGCGCGTCACGCTCAGCGCGGATGACTTCGATCTGTCGATCCTGCGTCTCCGCGATCAGCCGCCACTCGCATTCGTGGTCAGACATTGGCATCCTCCTGTGCGATTAACGCCGCGAACAGGGCGCGCAAGATGGCGAGCGGGGCGGTGGGGGCCTTAGCTTCTTCCATATGTTTTCCTACTTCCAGGTGTAGGAAGAACTGATAGCGATTTGCTGCAATCGGGTCGTACTCCATATCCCACATAGATACCGGCAGCACTCGCTCCACCAGCCCCAGCGCGGCGTCTATACTGGCGGTATACGGCGGCGTACCTTGGCTCACATCTACGCTGTTGAGTGCCAGCCTGATGGCTGTGTCAATTTTCCACCCCAGCCCGCTCGCCTCTTCCAGTCGCCGGGCGATGTCGCGGAGTTGTTCGAGTTTGGTCATACGGGCTCACTCCATTCAGGAAGCTGAACAGTAGCGATATGCCGACTATCCAGGGATCGTTTTTGGGTATCGTAGATTATTGCCGACGTGACAAACTCGTTACCTATCCCATAGACCTCAGCCACCCCCACCACTTGACTGGTGGGTTGATGAGGTCTAAGCAATGCCCTGAGTATCCAGAAATGCTTTTACCGTCAGCGCACCAGGTTCTAACAGCATTCTCAATGCTCGGCGTGGCGATGGTGGATTATGGTGAACTGCGGCGGGTGCTGCGGGCTTGCCGAGGGGATTCCCCGTCCTAAATGTGTGCAAAATTTGCACGTAGTCACTAGCTACCATCCAAAATAGTCACCACCCCGCTGGCTTCGGCTGGCGGGGTTCTTTTTTGCGTTTAGGTGGGTGGGGTTAGGGTCTGCATGCTTCGGCTCCTGTAAAAAAGCGGCGTGGTGATCAATTCCGGCGTTTCAGCAGCGGCGGCGCGCCACCCTGTCAGGGGCTGGGGCCGGTCATATCGGGAGATCAGGCGGAAGGTGGCGGCCCGAGGGCGATATGGCAGAAACGCAATCAAGCAGGTAGCATCCCGTCACTCCATCCAGCCAAATCACCGCCGAGTGACCAGACAAAATCCCCGCCTTGGTCCGTGTTGTTGTTTCGATCACCGCACCATCGTCCTTGCGAAGCCGCACCCGTTGACCGACCTGATAACGTGAGTTCCATCGCTCAACTGCGTCGGAAAGTTTCTTGGCGGATGGCGGTTTCATAATCGACTCCTGTACAGACTGGCGGGGGGTGACTGGAGAAAACAGTAAAACTGGATGTGCGCTCATGGTTTCGGAGCAAAATCGATCAGAACCGCCCATGTGTCGGTTGAAATCGCACCCGCACGAAGCATCGTCTCCGTCGGGGTCCTGGGCAAAATAGCGTGCTCCTGTTCAATTGCCCGGATGACCTCGGACGCGACGCCGATTTGGTCCTGCCACTTGAACGCATTCCGTGGGGGTTCGCCACGCTGCCGAATCACGCCGGGATCGTCCGGATTCTCGCCACGGCGCGCGGTGATAACTCTGGCGATTTTTTCTATCAGGTTCACGACTTCACCTTTTGGGGGCGTTGTTGGATGGTCAGGCGGCAACCGCAGCCTCGTTTTGCGACCCCCCGACATGCTCCGAAATTCACGATGGACAAAATATCGCATATCAGCTATCGTGTCAATCGCATATTCGATATGGGTTGGGCATGGGCCGGAAAAAAGAGTTCACCGAGCGGATGATCGCGGCGTTTCCGGCGGGAACGCTGGTACGGATTGATGCCGCGCTCGTGCCCGGAGAAAAGCGAACCGATCTTATTCGGGGGGCTGTATCGAAGGAAGTGGCGAAGCGTGGGCGTCTCCGCAAACACCCTGACCGAAGGAATGACGGTGATGAGTGACGAAACGCGCGAAGGGGTATCGGTGACGAAAAAAATCGCATGGGATCGTAATTGGAGCCGGGAGATGCGCCGCGTCCGACTGTGTGGTAGGATGGCGCACCATGGGCCGTGGGCGTGGCAGCGCAAGCCGAGGGTCTTCACGCGGGTTCGATATCTGGTAGGCATCATGACCTATGAGGCGGAAATCCGCTGTTGGCTGACTCAGCGCCCGCATGGCTCACTTACGTCGATCTACGGAGAGAAGCCCCTGCCTAGGGCGTGGCGGAAGCGGTGACGGCCGTGATGTGCGCGGACGGAGTTTACGCGGGCGGACCGGGTGGCGGGGCGCGGTTAGCCAGCATCCGGTTTACATCCGGCCTTCCCCGCGACGATACCGAGTCATTTCTCCGTAAAACATGCCCAAACCAAGAATAAACGCAGAACATCAGCGCAACATCATATAATACCCAACCTTGCCAAGGTTGGGGTCGAGGGTTCGAATCCCTTCGCCCGCTCCAATACTTAGCCGGTATTGGGGCGACCGCACATCCGGTTTTACATCCGGCTAACGAAACTCAGGAGGGGCGGTAATCGGCATCCAAAAAACAGGTTCGAATGTCAGGCCGGCGTTCTCCATGTCCCATTCCTCTTGATCCGTTATCTGAGTCAATGTGCTAAATGCTGGATATGTCCAGAGACCTTTGACAAAGCCTCCTGCCCAGACAAAATAGTCACCATCGCCCCAGAGATTGCTTATAAGTAATATCAGAGAGCCATCAAGAGTGGCTGTTGATATTGGCATCCATCTGCAATTGCACGCACTGATCTTATCTTCAATTTTATACCGAGCTGCCATAGCGGCTAAATTACGGTAGTGATCCGTCATCTCCCCCTCCTGCTCTGCGCAATATCCTGCATATGCTCCGGCGCGTGGTGGCCGTAGCGGTCATTGACCATCTTCTCCGACATCCCGACGAACCCGCCGACTTTCCAGGCCGGATGCCCGTCTTGCATCAGCCACGAGACCGCCGTGTGCCGGAGCGTGTGTGGTGTCACATCGTCCAAGCCAGCATCAGCGCACGCCGACTCGAACGACTTCCGAATGTTCTTGATCGGCTGGCCTTCAGCCTCGATGACGAACTGACGAGTCCGCGCTCTGATTCTCCGCAGCCGCGCCAAGAGTCGATTCGGGATCGGGGACGTTGCTCGACGTTTTTTCGTCTGGGCTCTCCCTACTGGCATAAAGTCGATGACGCCGCGCTCCAGGTCGATCCAGCCGCCGGCCGTGTTGGGCTGCCATTGGAGCGACAGAATTGCTTCCTTGCGGGCGCCCATGTAGATGCCGATCAGGATGAAGTCGGTGAGGTATAGCCCCGCCTCTTTGCGCTTCCAAGCGGCGCGCAGTAGCTTTGCGGCGGCGGATCGGTCCAGCCACACCTCTTTCCCTTTCGGGGCATCAGGAAGCACGACAACCGGCGCCTCGCCGAGCAAATAGCCCTCGGTGCGGCACCACTCGACGGCGCTGCGCAGAACCCCAAGTTCCCGGCGAACGGTTCCGGCCGCCTTCTTGCCGCCCGTGCGAATCGTCTTGTCCTTGCGGACGCGATCAACGCATTTTGCCTCTCTGGCGTAACGTCGGCATGTCGCGGCGGTGATCTTGTCGACCGTCAGCTCTCCCCACCATTCGGCCAGGGCTTGGCAGTTGTTCGCCAGCGTCTCCCGGCCGGAAACCCCCGGGCCGTGGTGCTCGGCGTAGAGTGACAGCGCATCAACGATCAGGAAAACATTGGGATCACGCGGGCTGTTCCGTTCGTGCTCTGCGTCTCTGGTTTGGGTGAATTCCCCGAGCGCCCCTTCAGCTTCTCGAAGGTCGCCAGTGCCCGTCGAACGCTCACGCTGCCGGCCGCCTTCCTGGTAGAGGATGTACCAGACGTAGCGGGTGAACCCGCGTCTTGGCTTGGCTCCGCGCATGGAGTCTGGCCCGTAGAGCTGGAGGTGGACGCCCTTGCTCTGGCGCGGCATGGCTTGTCTCCCTGCTTCATGTAGTCGTCCAGGTCGGTCTTGGCGATCAGGAGCGTTTTGCCGAACCGTCGCGCCCGGAGACGGCCGGCGTCAATGGCGGCTTTCACAGTTGCGGTCTTCACGGCCCCGTTCGGGTGGATATAGGCCGCCGCCTCCGATATGGTCATCAGATCGTGCATTGCGCCATCCGCCTCCTCAGCACCTCGTTTTCCGCCGCAATGTCCATCACGCAAACACCCCCTCAGCTTCCAACCGCGCCAGAACCTTCCGCGCCGACTTCGCCGCGCTCCTATCCAGCGCCTCCAGAGCTTCGGCGTTGTCCGGCTTACTGCGGATTGTCTCGTCGAGCATCTCGTACCCCCGGTCGAAGTCGCTGCCCGAGATCAGCCGCAGCCGGTCGCTTTCCAGCAGTTCGGCCATCAGATATTGTGCATGACGGTACGCCGGCAGGATTCCGCGCTTGTCGGCCATGACTGCATTCGCCAACCGATCTGCCCGGCGCAGCAGCTTCCTGGCCTTGCGGTCGATCTGCCCGCCGTCGAGGATGGCCTCGGCCGCAGCCTTGCCCAGCAGATGGATCGCGGGCCACAGATCGGGGTGGTCATCCGGCTTGGCATACATTCCGGTCTCGACACAGTGGTCGAGGATTTGGCCGGCGATCCGCACGAACACCAGCGGGATCACTGCAAGCTCAACGCGGCGGCGGTCGGAGATCATGGCTGCGGCTCCACCGGCTTCGGATACCAAAACCGCCCGCTCAGGCCGCAGACATCGCTCCAGGGGAGGGCGAGGACGCGCTGATATCGAACCCAATTGTCGAACGGAAGCCCGATGTACCTGCGAGTTGCCTTCCAGGGGCCGGAAGCTGCCGCATCACACAGCGCCCGCAGTTCAGCGATTTTCTCTGGCGTCATCCCTCACTCCCCCACCAAATAACAACCCCGGCTGCGATGATCAGGGCGGCGATGATTTCGGTTTCCATCAGCAGTTCGCCTCCCGTGGCACCCAGACATCGCGGCGCGCTTCTGCCCCCGAACGGGCGAAGACCACACACCATCCATCTCCCCCGTCATGGGCGATGTAAGCGAGATTGGGTCGTTTCTTAGGTGGATCGGGTTTCGCGCGCGCCATCTCGCTCACTCCTGCCCGGCGGCGGTGTCGGGGCCGGGCCAGCCGTCTCCGGCGCCTACCTCACCGGTATCGGCGTCGTAATCGGCATCGACCGGCTGGTGTTCGATCTGGGCGCCGGCAGACGCAGCAAGGAACGGGTCGGATGACGGGGCGATCTGCTGGGCCGGCGGGTGATCCAGCGAGATCGCGTGCATGGCGTCGTCGCGCTCCAGCACCCGCTCAACCTCGGTGGACATGGGAAGCCGCTTCGCCAGCGCCTTAATCACGGTCTTGCACGCCCCCTCTTCGTACCATCCCGTCCACATCGGGGAGTTGGCCGAGCCGGCCTTGCGGCGCTTCTCGATGTCGGCCTTGAGCATCACGCGGCGCTCGATACCGCCGCCGGCCAGCTTCGCGATGGCGTAGGCGGCGATGACGGGGCCGCGATCTTCCTTCATGCTCGGCTCATGATGGATGCTTTCCTCATCGCCGAGGATGTAGCGGAACTCGTCCTCCCTGTAGACGGGGTGAGCGGTCAGGCTGAGGATTTCCCCGCTGTTCCGCATCTTCTTGATGATGCCGTAGACCATCGGCATCCACTGCGCCTTGCCCTTGAATAGGACGATGGCGCCCTCGCGGCCATCGGGGAGCAACCCGTCCTGGGCTGCCATCATGCAGGCGCCGAGCAGGGCCTTCGGGTCCGACTTCAGGAGTTCCGGAGACCGCGTGACTGCGGTCTGGGCCACGCGGCGGAACCGCTCAACGGGGATGTGGGCCGGTAGGGCAGACTGGAACTCGGGCGTCATGCGCTCCAAGTCCTGACGGAATTGCTGGATCGGCGCGAGCTGGCGGCCTTGCGGCTGGTGCTGTTCGGACATTGGTTAAACCTCCTGGTCGAGCGGCGCGAACCCACGGAAAGCCGTGGCAAAGCGCGGGTCAAAGAAACTCGCCCCATTGGCCTCGCGGGCGTCGATCTGCCGGCGATACCAGTCGGGCATTGCGATGTTGTGGGCGCCGCCGGACGCGCTCTGGTAGCCGGGCCACTTGCCGGAGTTCAGGCACTCGGCGAACTTCTGGCGGGCAGCCTCGCCGGCCTTCCGGCCCTCGTTGATCCACTCCGGCTCAAGCCAGTGGACCGAGCAGAGGTAGGGCGCGGTCTTCTCCTGGAAGACGAAGGCGAAGCGGTCGAGACGCGGGCCGCCGGTCTGGGCAACGCTCTCCAGATACCAAGCGGCCTGGATGTGGTAGCCGTAGTTGACGATGGCCTTCGCCACGTCGTCGGGCTTGGCGCTGACGGTGGTCTTGTAGTCCGACACCCACATGCCGGAGATCGCCGAGCCGTCGAGCCGAGCTTTGCACCACACCTTCGTCTCGGGATCGATCCACACCCGCGTTTGCTCGGAGACGACATAGGCCGGGTCGAATGCAGCGCGGGCCACCGGGTCGAGTTCCAGGGCCTCACGCATGGCAAGGATCATCTCGTGCTCGTCAGGAAGCAGCGGCACCAAGCCGGCGTCATAGGCGGCGTCGCGCTGATCCTTGGCGTCCTGGCTGGTGTAGCCGGCACTCAGCTTGCCGTCCTTGGTCTTACCGCGAACGATGGCGACCGAGTGATCGAACAGCTTGGGCTCGAGGACGAGAAGGTGCGCGGCTTGGCCGATGTCGAAGGTCCGCTTGTGGACCGCCGGGCGCGGCTTGACGTAATCGAAATAGAATTTTGCGGGGCACCCGGTCAGAAGCGCGCGGGCGCCGGAGGACGATAGGGCCGGCTGCGGCGTAAGGCCGGCGGTGTGGTAGACGGCGGATTCGATGTCGTCGAAAATTCCCGGCTCGGTGATAAGCGGATGGTGCGGGGTGATGGTGTCTGGCATGGCGTGATCCTCAGTTTCCTCAGTAAGTAATGGAAACGCCAGCCACCTGCCCCTTGGCGATAGCGGTGATCACCATCCGGGCGGTCGCATCGTCGATGCTGGTGACCGACACCAGGGCGGCCACGGCAGCGCGGTTGACGGCCTTGCGGTTCTCAACATCCTTCTCCCTCCGCGCCCGCTCATCCGCCTCGGCCTTCTGCTGCGCCGCGATCCTGGCGCGCTCCCGTTCGGCGGCTTCCTGCTCCCGGCGCTGGGCTGCGGCTTCGGCGGCGATGCGGTCCTGTTCTGCCTTTTCGGCAGCCTCCACCCGGTCCCGCTCGGCATCAACAAGCTTTGCCGACGTTTTCCAGCCTTCGACCAGCTTCTTACCCATGTCGTCGAGGAAGGTTTTTGACCGCGCGACCTTGTAGGCCAGCGAAGCGCAGCGCTTGCGGCCGGTGGGCGTCGAGATGTCGATGTCCTCTGCCGTCACCTCGGCCCGGATGCGGGCAATGATCGGGTCAACGCCTCCGGGGGTGAAAACCTGGGCCGGGACGAGGGTTTCAAGAACGACGGGTGTGTTGGTGATCGCGGTGTCCATGGCTATTCACCCCTCATCAAAGTAACAGGCTCGGCGAGATGGTCGTCGTAGGGACTCCTGAGCGACATCACCGCCCCTTGACCGCCGCTGAACGTAAACAGAAGTGCATTGTTCGAGATCGGCCCGTCTTGTATTTTTAATTCATCAAGCTGGCTCATCATCCGGACGTATTCCAGGTTAAACGGAACCCCGTTTATGTTTATTGACCTCTCAACTATGAGATCAATCTTACCAGTCCCTTCGCAACATTCGCATTCGCAGTCACAACTCGGACAATCATGCTCCGTCCCACGACCCTCGCACTCCGGGCATTCCTCCGATTTCTTTGCAGGAGAGCCAGGAAGCGCGGGGAACGCCGCCGGATAGAGCTGGACAGATGAATGCCCTTCAAAAATATTCAGGAGCATGCTGATGTCGCCAGGGCATTCGCGGGTTACTGACGGAATCCTTGGGATGCGGACGGCGATATGGCCGTTCGCGGCGTATGTCCATTCTCCCGCTGAGAACGGATGATCAGTGTTGACAGATGTCCAGCAGAAATCATCAAGAGAAAACTTCATCTTCACTTCCCTCCCTGCGCCAAAGCCACCCACTCGCCACAGCTGTTCTTGACGTGCATCAGCCCAGCATCGGCGACATCGCGCAGGCTCTTGAACCCGAGAAGGACGACGGTGCCGCCCGTGAGGTAAAGCTGGCCGTCGTTCCGGCCGCGTAGGGGCTTGAGGGTGAGGGTTTGCATCGTGTGTCTCCGGGAAAGGGGCCGGGGCTTTTGACGGCCCCGGCAGTTAGGGAGGAATCCTGCCGCCATGTCTCGAAACGACCTGCGGACAGCCGGCGGAATGGCTCTCCGAAGGTGCCGGGCTCTCACCGGCTGCGATATCACGCGTGCCTCATCGCGGCCCCATTAACGCAGAGCTGCGGGTGGGTGATCCGGGCTCACACCACCAAGGCACCATCGTCGGCCTCTCGGCCGATTCTTGGCCCTGGCGCCTCGCGGGGCCGATTGATCTGCGTGGTCACCGTTCCACAAGTTCGCGCGCAGTCAATCGGGTCATCCGGGCTCTCCAGGGCCACCCCCACCGCTAACTTCGGACGGGAGGCGGCGGGGGAACTTGTTCAGGCGGCCTCAGCCACCGACTCTGCGGCACCCTCCGGCGTCCACAACTCGGCGTGCAGCTCGGCCATATCGCAGGCCAGCCCATATTCGCGGCCGTGAACGCCGGAACCATGCTCGGCGGCGACGGCGGCGCGGAACTCTTCGAGCGAGCCGAAAAAGCAGCCAGCGCGGACCTTGATTCCGGCGTCGGTGAGGAAAAACAGGACGCTGTCGGAGCGCGACCCGATGGGGCTAATGGCGACGATGGGGCGTCGGCCGACAAGCTTTATCCCGCCGGCCAGATCGGCGCCGGCCAGATCGGCGCCGGCCAGATCGGCGCCGGTCAAATTGGCGCCGGTCAAATAGGCGCCGGCCAGATAGGCGCCGGTCAAATTGGCGCCGGTCAAATAGGCGCCGGCCAGATAGGCGCCGGTCAAATTGGCGCCGGTCTTGGTGGCAAGCTTAACAGCCGCCCCAAGCCTCACGTCAAACGCTTCCGTTTCGAACTCCACCCCCAATTCACATTCAAACTGGGCGGCGCCAGACCAGCGGTTTTTGATCTCGAATTTCATCGTGGAATCCCCTATTGCGCCGGAGCGCGGTTGTCAGGCGGCGCGTCGAGTCTCCCGAAGCGCATTCCTGGCGACATCAAGGGCCTCGCGGATGTGCCCTGCGATTAGCTTGTTGTCGGTCGGCAGGAGCTGCGAGACGGTGGCGCCGAGGGTGTCGGAGATGTCTTGGAGAGCAGCGCGCATGATCTGGTCAGGGGTCATCACGCAGCCCTCCCGAACATGCTGGCGTACACACCGCGCGGTGCCCGGTAGTAATCGGCCTCTGACTCCAGTTCGAGCGAGATGGTCAGTTCTTCGATGGAAAGTTCCAACTCGACAATCGCGTCGTCGGTCAGGTGGCAGTAGCAATCCTCGATGTGGCGCGTCTCGGCCATATCCGCCGGAGCGGTCAACAGTTCTGCGGCTTGCTTGAGCAGCGGGAGCGCGGCTTCCATGCGCTTGATCTGTTCGAATTTGCTGATGATTTCCATGTCCGTAACTCCCCGATCTGTTCCCGCTTCCGCCCTGGTCCTTTAGGGCCAGGGCGGTGTTGATTTCAGGCTTTGTTTTTCAGCAGCGGCAGGTTCTCGGCCCACACGTAGGTGGCGGCCGGCAGCTCCGGCAGCGCGGTCAGCAGCGGCAGGTTCTCGGCCCACACGTAGGTGGCGGCCGGCAGCTCCGGCAGCGCGGTCAGCAGCGGCAGGTTGATGGCCCACACCTCGGTAGCGGCCGGCAGCGGCGGCAGCGCGGTCAGCAGCGGCAGGTTCTCGGCCCGCACGTAGGTGGCGGCCGGCAGCGGCGGCAGCGCGGTCAGCAGCGGCAGGTTCTCGGCCCACACGTAGGTGGCGGCCGGCAGCTCCGGCAGCGCGGTCAGCAGCGGCAGGTTGATGGCCCACACCTCGGTAGCGGCCGGCAG